TCAGGCGGAATGCCCCAGCGGCTTGCAATCAATGTGACGGCATATCGACCATCGCGCTTTGCATGGTAATGGTTCGACCATGGGCGCTTGGATGTCCATGCCTCCTGCATGGCGTACAGGATTTCCTGACATACAGACTTTGCAGGCCAATCATCTTTGGAATCTTCCCCCGCGCTATCGTTGGTCGGCTCAGCATACAGGCTGGTGGAGCCTTTGATGTCGCCGAGTTCGACCTTCTTTAGGCGGAAGTTTTGCTTCCAGCCGTCCGGTGCAGACTTAATCTTCTTTGCCAGCATCTCACCGATCTCAGCGCCCTCTTCGCGGGTGATCGACAACAGCGCGTCACCAGCCCCGTCAAAGACCGTAGAGCCCCGTAGGTTGCCATTACGGCTTGTGTGGTGGTAACCAGCCACAGTCGATCCAAAAACCTCCCTGACGCGATCACAGGCGGATATAAACAGCGTCATATCCTTTTGCAGGTTTTCGTCTGCTCCGGGAAGTACACGGCTAACCGTATCGACCATGATCATGACCGGAGGCTCACCAAGCTGGTTGGTGATGTCCAGTACGGTGCGCAAAAGCTTATCGACATCTGCCTCAGCCATAAAGTTAATGGTCTGGCGGATTAGATAAAACGGGATGTCATCAACGCTGATGCCCGTTTCCTTTTCCCATGCCATAATACGGAATTTAAGATCCGCGACACCTTCGCTTGACAAAAGCACAACAGGGCCATGCTTGTTGATCTTGCGCCCCCACCACTCATCCAAGCCAGCGGCAATGGACAGACCCATGCCAAGGCCAATGAACGTCTTGCCGCAGCCCGGAGGCCCGTAGACAAACATCAGGGAATTTTCGATCACAATGCCTTCGATCAAATACTTTGGATCTGGCAATGCCTTGATGTCCTTGACGCTCAGCCTTTCATAAATGTCGATGTCAGCCTGCGTTAAGGTGTGCAACCCATCGCCACCGTCACCGGTCTGTTCATGAAAAGCCGTATCGGGCTTTTTTTCTGGTGCGGAGACAGCCGCCGCTTCCTTTACGCGACCATCCCACTGGGCCATGGCAGTTTGCCATTTCTGCAAGAACAGGGTCGCACCCCGCCCTTCGCGCTCCAATAAGATGTGGTTAGATGTTCCCGGCTCAAACAGCCTGCTCTTGACGTTCTGGTCGTACTTTGTGAACGCCTCGCGCATTGCCTCCATTGATTGTTCATGGCTGATCCAAGGGGCGTCACGGTACAATTGCACAACCCGCGCCCAGATCAGGCGCGTCATATAATCTTCGCGACCATCCACGATCTGACCAAAGGCATCTGTCGCTGTCGCAGGGCTGTCTATACGCTCACCGCGCTCGACCTTGGTGTATTGCGCCAACAGATCGTCAATGGCTTCAATAAGCCACATGGGGGCTTCAGGGATGGCAATGGTCCAAGGTTCAAAGCCCTTGACCCATTCGTAAGACTTGCCACTTTCGTGTTGACTGGGCGGCAGCATGGCAAAGCCACCCTGTCCCCTTATGTCCACGCCCATGCTTGTCTTGTTGGTAGGGGACACCCAGCCGTCAGGGGCCTTGAACAGCAATTGCAGGCCACCGCCACCCGTGCGCTGCGTTGGCGCATTGATTGACATGCCATGATTGTGGTCATCTATCAGGTCATCCAACCACACTTTGGCTTTGGGATGGTTATGCAGGTCGATGTCGAGGACAAAAATGCCGCCGGATGCATCGCCTGTGATGATGCCCATGTTTGGGCGAGAGCGGAATTCACCGTTTGCGCCAAACCAATTGTTAAACGTGTCATCGTCTGCAATGTGATCTTCGTAATCACGCCACTTGATGACGGGACGCTTCCATGCCTTATCTTCGCGAGGCATCTTGGCCGGTACGACCTGAATGCCTAACTTGCGGTACATTTTGGCATAGTCAGCAGGACCTGCAAAATCGTAATCGAATTGAATATTTTCCACTATCAGCCCCTGATCTATGTGTAATTAAAGCGTTTTCGCTCCGTAATAAGCTATGAGGGTAGCGTCAGATCGACCATCGTCTTTCTTGCGCTGGAACAGATCGACCTGCGCAGGAAAAAGCTGCATTGCTCTTTCACGGCTTCCGTCTTTACCTGCGCGTTGATTGACAGCCTTCTGCCACGCCTGAGGCGTTACAAGCGTTGTTGGAATATCATATGCAGCAAGGATGCCCTCGACAATCCCCAATGATCGACCAAAGCTAAAAACAGATGTCACGCCCTGTCCGGTCATTGCATTGACGCGCTCCAAATAAGCTGCACTGATCTTCCTGCCTGCGATGTGGTTGGCCAGCGCTTGCGCACTGACCTCCCGTTTCTTCTTGCCATTACGCATAAGTTCCAGCACCGGCATGTCGATTACCTCGACAGCCTGTTCGACCGTATCGTAGAACGCCAGCGCCCCACTAAGGCCGGGATCTATGCCAAGGATAATCACAGGCCCTTATCTCTTTCTTTCATCACTGCATCAGCATATGCATATGCCATGCATGCATATTCATGAGGCTGGTAATCTACATCAACGTGAGGTTCGCTCATAAATTCTGCCAACATGCCATTTAACGCCATGCCAGCAAACCAGTCGCGAAGTTCCATTCCGGGCCTTGGGCCTGTGTTATACAGGGACGGGTAAGCGTATTTATCTTTCATAATCATTTCCTTTTATTGAATTGTTTCGGTTAAAGCCTCTGCGGCCATGCCATCGTAAATGGCGGCAACGGTATCGCTGACGTTCTGGCGGATTGAATTCAAAACTAAATCAACAACATCATCATCACAGATCCCGCAGGCTATGCCGGACGCAAGAAAATTGGTCATAAGCATGGCAGCTATGCCAAGCCCATCACCGGGATTTTGCGTAACCTCCAACACAAACTTTTGGACCTTGTCAGCGGCTAACATAAGCCCCTGTTCGTCCATTGGCACTATAACGTCTTTCATAATTATTCCCTTAACCTTAAAAAATTTCGTTTAACCGCATAATGTTTGATGCGATCTCTTTGTGATCACCGGCCAAGGCAGCAGCCTCACGCACCATTATCGGTGCGACTACCGCCAAAGCCCGTCTGGCTGCGAAACGGCAAAGGGCTATCTCCCTGTTTGAACCACCATCTGAAAAGGCAGCAGGGTTGATAGCCTTCGCCATCGCGGTCACCAAATCTTCGACCGTTTCTATGTGGTCGGTCGAAATGACAGTCATCCTAGATTTTTTAAGGCAAGTATTTGGACCTTATTTTGGTCGCGATCCGTATGGCACGATATAGCCCCATGACCAAAATGGTTGACGGAATACGATGAGATGTCGCGAGAAATCACACGGGCATCATAAGACTTGCAGTCAATAACCTTCGCGGCCCCAGCATTCATGTTTTCCAAAAATGGCAAAAAGAAACTGCGTACTTCACCACGGGGATATTTAGGCAGTTTTGTAATTTTGGGCGCGGGCTTTGGTGGCTTAACCTCAAGTTCACCATACTCTTCGCCATCTGGCGTAATGACCTTGAATTGCGTACCCAGCAGGGCGAGTATATCAACAGCTTGCTTCAACTTCTTTTCTTGAACTTCTAACATTTCTTTGCTCCTTTAAATAAAATTATTAACCTTCTTCAAATCCCTTTGGCCTGAACCCTGTCAGCAGGGCTTCCACCGCAACTGACGTTGGTCCCGGCACGGGGCACTCTCCGCTTTCATAGCGCCTGATTGTGCGATCTGAACCTATCCCCATCCGCAAAGCCTTAGCCAGTTGAGGGGTTGTCATGTTCAGCGCACCACGCGCCATTGCGAATTCTTCTTTGGTCTGCTTCATTGTAACTCCAATTGCTCGATAGGTATCGGCACCCCAATTAGGGCGAGGCGTCCTTTGATGTCAAGCGGCCTTTTTACCCATGCGGGCATTGACTTCCTGACGCAGCATATGCGGTTGCCAATTCCAAACCCTGCAAGCATCACCATATTCACGGCACAGGGCTTTAATTTCATTTTCAATTTCTCGCTTTTCTTTTGCTATTTTATCTGCGCGCTTAAATGCCCGCTGCGATCTCTTAATTATTTCATACACTTGATTATTATTCATAATTAATCTCCACTGATTAAATTTGCATTTAGCCCGTCTAGGTACGGGCGCACTGCCCGAAATGTCAACATTATTTTTTGGGTTGACGTAATTATTTCGCGGGCGTACTGTCCTGCATATCGATTAATTACCTACCTATGGAGATTTTATGCAGACGCATTCAAAAATGCAGGAATATATATTTTACCGCATCGCACAGCAGTTTTCTTTTGCAGATCCTGAGGGCTTGCTTTCCGCGCCACAGGAGGTAACAAATGACCTGCAATCGGCGGTTTCATCGCTGCGGATTGTTGGCCGCAATGGCCAATCATATCGTATCACTATTGAGGAAGATTAATGATCAATCCGTTTGAAGTGCATAATATACAGCATCTGTCACCATCGACATGCAACCTGTTCACGTCATCATTAGCCACCTTCGTCATGAACAAGTGCCTAAAGAAAACATCGTCTGTTGGCCCTGCCGCTTATCGCGGTACGGCTGTTGAAGATGGTGTTGCCCACGGGCTCTTTAACCTTGATGCGTCATTGGCTGACTGTTCCAAAATTGCATTGGACAAGTTTAACACGCTGGCATCTTTTATCAGCGGCGACAAGGTCGATAAGGAACGCAAGGCAATACCAGACATGGTGGAGATGGGCTTGCGCGAATTGCGCGGTTACGGCACACCTTCATCTGCACAAGGCAGTGTTAGCCTCGACATTGAGGGCCTGCTTGTGCCTATGATCGGTTATTATGACTTTGAATGGGAGCAGCATGGCATGCTGACCGACCTAAAGACCACCCACGCGCTGCCAAGCAAGATCAGCCAGCCGCATGCCCGTCAGGTGGCCCTGTATCGTGCTGCAAGGGGTGACAACCTGTCTGCGCGGGTAACATATATAACAGCCAAGAAACACGCCACATACGCCCTAGAAAACGCCCGTGAACACGTTGAGGCGCTTGGCAAGATAGGGATGGCCATACAGCGCTTCTTGGCGCTCAGCGATGATCCTATGGAATTGGCATCGTTTATCGTTCCGGATACGGACACTTTCTATTTCAATGACCCAGTTTCGCGCCAGCAGGCGTTTGAGATCTGGGGCATATAACCAGTTTCCGCACAATGCGGGGAAGCAAGGTGCTGGCTAGACAGCACCATAAAAGGAAAATGTAAAATGGCATTTGGTTTTAATTACGAATCTACTGGCGGCGAAATCATCCCTATCGTCAAGTTTGACGCACGGGCAGGCCGCTTCTTCCGCATCGACCGCACGGACGGTGTCAACAATCCCGTGGACATCACCGGATCTTTCAAAGCCGTCATGGACTTTGAAAACATCGAAGTGGGTTTCATTCATTTCCCAGCCGGTGCAGCACCTGAATTCCGGGTTGCGCCAATTGGTCAGCCTATGCCTGAAAAGCCAAACGGTAATTTCAAGCAGGGCATCCGCATGATGCTGAAGCTGGGCAAGGATTCCGGTGGAGATGTGCGTGAGATTGCTTCCACGGCCAAGGCCATGCTGGGCGCTTTCGACACTTGCCACACAGAATATTTGACCGGTGTTAAGGCAAACGCAGGTAAGCTTCCTGTTGTCGAACTTGAAACCGTAATCCCTATCGTTACGCAAGGACGCAACGACAAGGGTGAAGCCGTAAAGACAACCAACTATGCTCCGGTCTTCAAGATCGTAAGCTGGGTTGACCGTCCTGCTGATCTTGTGTTCAGCCCTAAGAATGGTGGTGGCGTTTCCCCTGCGCCTATGCAAGCAGCCCCTGCATTACCTCCTTCGACTGGCTCGACACAGGTTTCAGCCCCTGCCGCCGTACCATCGTCGGATGACGATTTCGGCTAATGGACAAGGGGGTGGGCGGGGTGCTATATCCCGCCCATCTTTTTGAAGGTATTATTATGAGATTTCAGATCACAATGAACATGCCATCGCGCAGTGGTAATTCAGTCCACCAGATTATTGGTGAGCATCGGGCACAAAGCTTGGAAGAATTGACCCGCGAATTGAGCGATTCTGATTTTATCATTGTCGATGAGATCTATAAGGACAACGAAGCCGTCAGGGGATCTGGCAACTTTTACAGTGTTGGTAAAATTGCCCTCAACCCACTGTTTATTGGCAAGGTTAAGGTTCTTCAGTCATGACATCACTTAAAGATTTTAAATGCGGCCATGGCACTCTTCTGACCATGCTTTGCGACGAATGCATTGCCGTTTCAGACATGGTTAACCAACCGGCGCATTATAAGGTGGGAGGCATTGAAGCTATTGACTACATTCAGGCCAAGCTAACCGGCGAAGAGTTTTCCGGATACTGCAAAGGCAATGCCCTAAAATACATCAGCCGCGCCAATCATAAGGAAGACGCGAACGAAGATTTGCGCAAAGCGATTTGGTATTTGGAACGGGCCGTCAGTCTATAATATTCAACATTTCAGTCGTTACCATTACACGGCCAACAGCGCCGTACTTTTTATGGTACGTTATAGCCCATGCAGCACGATCAGCAATCCATCCGCCACGCGCTGCATAAGCATCTCTGGCACTAAGTGTAGGGTGTTGTATAATTGTCACACCATTATATTCTTTTTCATCACGATGATGTCGGTGCCCGCACGAAATTTCACGATGCTTAGTCCGGCCCCATGCTTCAGGGAATTGAGCGGCAAATAGAAGCGGTAGGCTTTCGTTCTTGACCTTGTGCCCGTGGTGAACGCCCAGCATCGTGCTACCCCATTCAAACACATAGAATGGCAAAACGCTGTCATTGACAGTCACGCGAGGTTCTTCTTCGTAATGCACCGCGAACAGGTCGGCCAGCCATCCGGCGCTCTCCTCGTCGTGATTGCCTTCAGCTATAATTAGATAGACTTCCTGATGGCGCTGCAAACATATCGCCATCAGTGAGCGGATGATGCGGATTGCGGCACGGCGGATTTTTGGGAAACGGCTGTCTGCGTCCAACACATGTTTAGAGGCTGGCGTCACAGGCGTCTTGCCGTCAGTGTGCAGGAAGTCACCTTGGATATTGAGCACTGCTGTGTGTGCGTTGGGGCTTTGATTGACCATCTGTACCAGCGCAGCAATGATGGTTTTTTCTGCGATGGATATGTTCCAATCGCTCCCGCCTTCTTTATGCCATGCCAGCATCCCAAGATGGTAATCGGTAAACGTGTATAGGTTGCACAGATGCTCCTCAGAAGCCGCTGGAGCAGCAATAGCAGCCGCTGGCTCTATTTGATCCTTGAAGCCCGCAACTGTCTCACGCATGGCTTCTATGAGCGCTTCATGCGTTAGTGAAGCCTTTACCCATTGACCAGATGGTTTGCCTTCAGAATTATAGTATGTTGACACGCCCTTGGTGACATAGCCCTGCGGCACTGGCCGGGTGAAATCATGCTCTGGCGCGTACCCGTGCATTGCTGCTTTTTTCTTGACTGCAATGTAGGCATCGCTTGCCGCACCGACATTGATACCTAATGAAATGGACGCAGCTTTGGCGCTTCCATGTAGGTTGACTGCTTCAAGCACCTCGCGCTGGCGAGGCGTAGCGTATGCAAACAACGCTTCGTCTATTTTTAATGGGAAAGCCATTTACTTGCCTTTCGGACAATCATCCTCGCAAAGACAAATAAATACGCTATTATGGAGCTCGACTTCTGCTACCGTTTCAGGCGTGTCTTGCTTTGCGTCATAGGTGATAGGTTTCGCAATAGCGCAATAGCTATTTACGGGAACGGTCGAAACGGTCGCGCAGCCGTTCAGTGCGCTCAGGATCAGGGATGCTGACAGCAGCCTCGCCCAACTCAATTTGCCTATTGATGGCATCGTTTTGCTCCTTGATAGTTTCCTGACGCCCCTGCCGCTTCCAACGATATTCCCCCCAAGCACCCAACAGCTTGTTCAGAACACCCAGCAAGAGCGTCAGGAACTTCATTATTCAGCTACATCTGCGGGTGATTCAGACAGCAACATAGCAGCTAGTCCAGCCAAGCCAGCTAGTGCAGTAGATACCGTTGCCCATTCTGCATCAGACAGGCCAAGGGCCAGAGCAACGCCAGCAAGACCGGCATATGTGCTAGGCTCTTTTAAACGGCTAACTAACCAAGATACAATCTTCATTTCATTTCTCCTTTGGATAAAAGGCCCAAGGCAGTTCCCAATGCGGGCCGTCCTTGAACTGACGCCAATCACCACCCCACTGGAGCGGTATTTTCTCTTCTGCCGCAGCAGCTTTCACAACCTTAGCTAATCGATTGTATAGCGGCCAGTCCCACGATATTTTGCCGCCAATCATAGGTGCCAGATCGACTGCATGGCCTGTCAGGTGGCGCGAGTTCATGGTCTTTGTGGCCTTCTGCGCAAAAAGCTGCTTCTGCCGCTCAACCGTGCGCAATCCTTCCAAAACGGTAAAGTCAAGGTCGGATATTGAGGCGGCGGTCTTGACGATGCGCACAAGGTCAGGGTGGACGCCCTCAAGGCGTGTTAATGATCGTGGGCCAAGTATAATGCTCATGTCAGTTCATCTTCAAAATAATGCCAATTAGCAGCATGATGATTGCGCCAGCAACTGTAATGCTAACATTTTCAAGGCGCTTAATACGCAGTATGGTTTCTGTCCAGCGTTCAGCGCAGACGGCTTCATGCGTGGTCAAGCGCAAATTTATCTCATCATCAACCATCTGTCTTCCTTAAAATTATCAAGTCTGCGGAGCCTGAAACAGTTATATCTACTGCTCTTGGTCCAAAATACAAACCCTGTGTAGCAGTTTTACCATCAGCGGTCACCTCGCCTTGGGCCACGGCAAAGCCCCAGCCAGCAGGCAGGGTGTAGTCACCAGCTACATTTACATGCTGGGCCTCATAGGTGCCCTCAACTTTGTAAGACACACATAGCCATGAAGCGCCGCTATCGCCCGCCGTAACGATCATTGGGTAAAGTTTATTTTTAGGTGAAATTTCAAATAAGCCACCATTGCATGGTGTGAGAAAATCACCTTCTTTATTTCGCAAAGAATTATACACCGTATTCCCTTGAAATACGAAACCAGCGATGCATGTGCTGTGAGCAACGGGGGAGTCAAATTTCTCGTTGGGATCAAGATAAACTAGATCGACATTAAACATCGGATAGCGGCGACAAAGATCACGCATCAGAGGGGCTCCATCTCGTTGTGGGTTTCCACATAAATGTTGGCTTCGGGGCTGTCATAAATTTCAACAACGGGCTCTGTTCCAAGTGTTGGCTCTAAGTTAGCAGTTTCTTCAGCCATATTCTCGTCCTTTAAGTCATTATAATTGGTATTGGGTCACCGACTGTTGTCCCAAATAGTGTAGCCGCAGGCGATGAAGTTAGGCTGATTTCGAAACTCGTCCAATTATTGCCGCCGTCATAGACTGGGGAGTTTAAGGTACCAACAACGGTCGTGCCGTTCACTTTTAGTGTATTAAAGAACCCAGCAGGTGTTCTTCTGTCACCTTGAAAATAAACAAAATAGGAACTTGCATTGCCGATAGTTGTACCCCTTGAGTACACGGCTACGATTGTCACACCTTTGAAAGTCGCTCCTGTTGGGGTTATGGAGCCGGGAGTGCCTTGAATACTGCTGATCAGAAACCCATAATCGTCTATGTTTACCTTACCATTTAACTCACTTTTGCCGACATTGACAATATATGAGCCGTCACTCCCAGAACCTAACAGTGCCATCTGGATACCGCTCATTATGATAAACCTCCCCCAGAGATAACCCACGTAGTCGCGGCCACTTTGAGAATTGTTGCTATACCACGTTGAGCAAGGGTGCGTGAGCCAGTGGTGGCTGTACCCGCAAGATACATGGTATCTGTCGTAATGCTGATAGTCTGGCTGCTGGCGCTGTCGTTGTAAACGCTTATGGCAGAGCCAATCGGGAACGCAATAGAGCTGTTTGCTGGGACTACAACGCCGCCAGTGGTAATGCTGATGTGCTTGCCCGCATCAGAAAGCGCAAGAGTGTATGATGCCGTCTGAGCATTCTGTGGCAACCCGCGATAGCCAATGGTGTTGGCTGCAATTGTACCAGTAGCCGTAATTGTAATGTCTTGGTCAAGCGCAGTAATGTCAGTATTTGCACCCGAAGCCGCCGCACCAATTTCTGCAAGGGTCCACGCTACGTTGGCTGATCCATTAAACGTCTTGCCAGTGGAGCCAATAGTTAAGGTACGGGCCGTAGTCAATGTAGCCGCGCTACCTGTTGTATTCTGGTTGAGCGTTGGGAATGTGCAGTTTGTCAGTGTACCCGACGATGGCGTGCCCAGTGCGCCGCCCGGAACAAGGTAGTCCGTACCAGCAACAGCCGCTGATATTGCAGTACCATTACCTTTTAAGACGCCTGTAATGGTGGTTGTGAGCGTTATGGCAGGAGTTGAATTAGCGTTTGCTACTGTACCCGCAAACCCGTTAGCAGAAGTGACGGATACTATACTAACAGTTCCGGTGCTTGTTCCTACAGCAGCACCATTAACAAACAAACCAGTTGCGTTGATCGTACCTGCACCCTGTGCGCCGCCAGTTGGCGCACCGACTAGTGTACCCGTCGTTGGGTTAAACGTAAGGCTACCAGTCGGGCTGATGGATGTAATATCAGTGTTTGCTCCCGAAGCCGCAGCGGCAAGCGCAGTGCGCGCCAAGGGCGCTGTGGTTTGGCCAGTGCCACCATTGGCAATAGAGACAGTCCCTGTCAGCTTTGAGGTAGCAAGCGATGTAATCCACGCCGGATCAGCGTAGGTGGAACTAATCAGCGCGGCATTGGTTGTACCTAAGCCAATATTGGTGCCGTCAGAAATCACCGCGATTGTGTAGCCCCGTGGGAGGGTAACAGTGCTGCCACCACCCGCCGAAGAAAAGAGTACGGAAAATGCCCCAGACGTATTGTTGAAGATGTAAAAAAATCCACCAACTCCTGCCGGTAGCTGGTAATTTACGTTCGCAGTTAATGCCCCGTTGATAGTTATGATCGGCGGTCGGTATTGTGCCGCTGTAAGCACAACTGTTCCAGATGCGCCAACAGCATTTATGATTGTCGTTCCACCAAAAGCCTTATCAATAATGTCCCAGTCGTCATTGACCGGAGCCGACCATGTGTTGTTATAGTCGCCGTTTGCAGGCTTTTCGATTCTCTTGTTGGGGGTATACGAACTGACCATGGTTAATTCCTTAAATAGCTTTTTGCGCGACAGCTAAGGCACTTGCTATAGCATCATCGCGTTCATTAAGAAGGGGCTCCGTTGCCTTGTTCGAAACCTTCTTAGCCATTTTTGCCTTATTCATCAATGCCTGAATAAGCGGTTCGATCCCGCCAACCTTGCCGCCAGCCCTGTACGCAGCACGACCGCCACGGGCTTGGGGTTGGGGTGGTGGACCCAATAGCTTTTCAGCTATAGATAGGTTTTCGTCTTCTAAAATCGCATTTGCCGCTGAATCATTCTGGGCAGTTTGCTTTGTATCATTGTAGCCAGATAGAAGGCCGGATGTGCGAAGTGGGGCGTTGATAGCCGCCTGAGGTATGCTTACTGAGTAATTTGGGGCACCACCAAGTTCATTACGCAATAGGCCAAGATCCTTTACCCCTTGGCTAACCGCCCCACTGCCAAATGCCCCGCTTCCAGTAAGGTAGCCAAGCGAGGGGTCGATAGTGTTGCCAAGAAGGAACCCGGAAATACCCCTAATGACTGGTTTTGCCCTTTCATAAACTCGACGAACTGGATTTGTGACACCTTCCAAATCGGCAACAAGCTGGAAAGGCTCCCTTTGCGGAATTGCATTGGGATCAGTGGCGGCTCGCGCTGCCATGCTGCGCTCAAAAAAGTTTGTTTCGTCAGGGTTAAGAACATTGCGACCACTGTAAGTGCCATGGTACGCCGCAAGATCTTGCGGTGAAGCACCGGGTCTACCGTATCCTGTACGAAGATAATCTGGGACCAAGCTTGGGTTAGTCATAAGACCACGATTAGGGTCTGTAAGGACATCTATAAGGGCATTAGGATCTGAATAAGATGGTGTAACGCCATTTTCGCCTACAAACTTACCCTTAAAAACATCACCAACATAGGTGGCCGCATCAGGCTCACTTGAAAAAACAAATTTCCCAGTTGCAGGATCGCGCTGCGTAAGATCAAATGTTCTTTGTGCTGCTGTCCGCACGACATCATTTGCAGGCGTTGGCGGAGCATCAATCCCATTCTGACGCCAGTTGCGGAATTGCTGACGCGCATCTGTAAGGTGACCAACGGCCTGCCTTACGTTGGGGCCATTGTGTGTGGGAGCCATGGCAATTGCAGTATTATCCAATGCATCAATTTGAGCCATGGTAGCGTTGTAATCACCCATATTGCCGCTTTTATAAGCTTTTTGTGCAACTGCGTTTAAACGCTTACGCTCAACTTCCAAACTTTGAAGATTGAGCATGTTGCGGGGCGGCGACTGACCAGCCGCGATTTCCGCAGAGTAGGTTTGGTTAAGAAAATCAGCAGTACTTCGATTTGCAGGATTACTGCGAAAAGATTGACTGCCAAAATCTGGCCTCCAATTGCGATCCGCAGGATTATAAATATACTCTCCCGGCAAACCGGGCACTGAACCTTTGAGCGGCTCGACAGTGTGGCCGTACCCAGCAATGTTTTTTGCTGAACTGTCAAAAGCTACTGACGCATTTGGATATAGATTTGAGTTTTGCGCTACATCTTGTGCGCTCAAGCCATGTTGGCGCAGCGCAGCATCATATTCCTGCTGAAACTTTGTCACAAAAGCATTGGGGTCAGTGTAAACACCGCCACCTTCAGATGCTACAGCTTGATCATATGACTGCTGATATGCATTACGCTTTGCAAGATCAGCGGCAATGAAATCATCAGCGATATTTTGGTGCGTTAATGGGTTCGCCCCCTGACCGCCCAAGTTTTCGCTAAGGTAATTGCCCAATTGGGTGTCAGTTGAAGTCCGCGCCGCTGTTTCACGACCGCTAGAAAGAAAACCGCTTTGCCCTATACCTTTATTTTGCTGAATAATACCCGGTGGCTCGTTTGTAGCCGTTGAGCGGGTTACGCCCATGGCATCATTGTTGTTTCTGGCAGCAGTACCAGCTAATCCGCCGCCTTCTGGCGCTGCGGTGCGGATGGCACCCTCAGCCAAAATAGCATCCGTAATGCCCTTACCCTTACGATTGACCGTCTGATCAATTACGCCGCCAATATACGGGGGAACATAGTTCTCGCGCTTAAAGCCGCGCCCTTGGGCTTCAAGCGTGTCAAATGCTGCATTAGCTTCCTTTGAAAATGGGTTTGTAAACCTATCGCCAGTTTCCAATTGAAACTGTTCCCAAATGTTTCTTTGCGTTGGTATCGATTTAATTTCCTCAGCAGTGGCACCATAATCAATAAGCTCCTGCTCTTTAGCTTTGGAAAAAGCGCCCCACTCACGGGTAAATTCAGGGCTGTATATGCTGGCCTTAAATGGTGCTATTTTGCGCGCAAGATTAACACCACCAACTATTGCCTTACCGGCTACGTTACCAACTATAGGTGTTACGGGGTCAAGGCCCTTACCGGTTAATTTTAAAGCTTTGCCGGTTAAATCAAGACCGCCTCGCACCACTTGCCCAGCCTTGCTGGCGGCGGCAGTCTTAACTACATCACCTGCAACGGTACCAAAGTTACGAACCGCCTGCATGGCTGAGGAGGTGCCTGAAAATGGAGCGGAAGTTATATTTTTAAGGCGCGAAAGATTTTGGACAAGTGACAAGCCATTTTCAAGGCCAGATAGCTTAGCCACACCCGCAGCCGCCTTCGCGAACCCAGCGCCACCACCAACAAAAAGTGATCCAACTTCAGCAGGATGCTGAGTAAGATCCCGCGCAAATCCATTCCAATCAAACGACAATTCTTTGGTTTCTGGATTATATACCCCGTAAAGGGACAAGGCCATTTTGTAGTTTTGAAGGTCTTTTTCGCGCTGCGCTGTGGCTTGCTTTAGGTCCATGGTCCTATGCATTGCCCCGGAAACGGAAAGAAGCATGGGATTGCCATACATTTTAGGAAAAACTTCAGCAAAAAATGTTTGCCGATATTGCTCAGGTGTCATGCCAGCAGCAAAAGAACCGCGCTTTAAAGAGTCAAGAAATGAAATCGCTTGCGGTAGATCTTTAAGTCCTTTTACGGTATCACGCGCAACTTCAAGCGGATGCCAGTTGTGAATGACATTAAACGCGCCCTCATTAAAGCCATGAAGGGGTGGGGACTCTTGGGTGCGGTATCCATATTTGGGATCGATAAGGGAATTGCGTACTTCAATTTCTATAGGTTGCCCGTCAGGGCCAAGGACAGGCTCCCCATTTTCATCTACCTTGACCTCTTTAAACGGCACACGCTCAGAGGGTTTGGCTTGTATAAAATTCTTAACCATGTCCACAGCGCCAAGCAGGCCCTGAGCATCTTGCTGTTCCGCAGTTCCGATTGTTGGTGCGTCATTTTTAGCCATTATGCTATCACCTTACCGTTTCAATGGTCTTTTTGCCATGTTTCCATTGGCGTCCCGATAATAAACCATAGTGCCATTTGGAATGCTGCGATCACTTACTGCCGCCTCATATGACGGGGCAATGACCATTGGGTTTTGAGGTGTGCTATTGGGGTGCTTCCTAATGCCAGATGCACTGGGTGCGGATGCTGCCGGTGCCGCTGCCGGAGCAGCCGCTGCCGGAGCCGCTTCCGGCGTAATGGCTCGGTTGATCTTTGGAGTAGCTGTTGGGCGCATTGACTGCGATGCCCTGTCGGATTGCTGCTGAGCAGTGCTAATGGTGCTATCAAGAGCCCCGACAACCGCTTGAATAGCCGCCGGAGTATTTTCAACACTAAGGGCAGCAGACATATTTCCGGGCAGTAGGGCTGCAAGAGCAGCTTGTTTCTGCGCGGCAGTCTGGCCATTGCCAACAACTTCTGGGGAAGCACCAAGAGCCAAAGCGGCGCTGGCAAGTCTGTTCCAGAATGTTGTTGTTGTACCACCCGTAAGACCTCCACTTGCAATAATTTTTTGGTATTCCTTAACCACAGGGATAAGCGGTTGAAGTTCCAATAGACGATCTTGCGCCCTGCTGTATGTTTCAAGGTTTGCAGTTCCGATATTATTAACACTGGTGCCAAATGATGCCAGCTTGGAATCAGCTATTGCGCTCAATGCATCATTGTAAATTTTATCGTTGGCTGTGAAAGTTCTTGTAGCATTTTCCAACCTTTGCCCAGCCAAAACAACATCTTCTGGTGCAGCAAATGGGCTACCAGCCAAGCGCTTTTGCTTCTCCATTTCAGCCTCTGCTTGAGCGCGGGCATTGAAAGCTTCAGCAACGGTTGGGTTGGCGTTAGCCCCAGCTATAATAGCTTCGACACTATCGTTGCCGGGGGCAACGGTAGACTTAAATTTGAGTGTTTTTGGCGCAGCATTATCTTGGGCAAATAATGGAGCATTTTTAGGAGTGCGTGGGAAAAACTGCATATTTCCCGTTGTCATTTCCTGCAACATTGCCATCCTTTCACCGGGCGTGAGTAGAATGGTTTCGCCTCCGGGAGGTGTGTAAAGGAAATTCTTACCATCATCCGAAAGGCGGAAGAATCGGTCGGCCAGCATCTTAGCAACCTCAGCCTGCTTAGCGGCGGCGGCTTGGCGTATAGGAAGCTGCTTGTTGCGCTCATTGGATAAGTTTTGATACGATTGCGCACCAGCACCAAGGCCAGTTGCAAGCGCAACGCCAAGGCTGCGTGTAGGCGCGGTGCCCATTGCAGCAATGCCGGTCAACAATGGGATGATTGAGCCAGCAGATCCGCGCTTAATGCCTTTGAAAAATGGTTCCGACATGTAGTCGTAATTAAATGGCGCGATTGAACCTCCTTCAAGGCTGATGGGCTGTTGCTTCCCGCGACCATAAATAGTTTCACGCATGGTAGGTTGCGGCTCGCCGCGAGGGTCTGCCTTGGCTGTCTGCGCGTTTACCACAATATCTTCTGGTGGCGCAACACCAGTGGCGTCAGGGTTGGTAGATGCTGGCGGAACGGTAACAGTAGTAGTGGCGCTTGGCCCCGCTGCTGCAACGCCTTTAGCGGGAGCTTCCGCAGCAGCTTTTTCCTCTTCTGCAATGCGCTTCTTTTCTTCAAAATCAATTTGTTCTTGCTGCGAAGCTGAAGGCACAACAGTGCCCGCAGTTTGATAACCATCACGCCCCGCAAGGCCACCAGCGGCAAAATGATCTGCATTTCCTCTTTGCGTAAAGTGCGACAAAGCCCGCTGTCCGCCTTCAACCATCGTCTGAGCATTAGCTACCAACGGAATGGCGCTCATGGGTACACGGTCGTGGACGCCAACCCCAGCCATTTTGGCAATGGAATTTGCGTATGCAACAGGGTTATTGCCCTTTTCTTTGGGCGGTGCCCAGCGGTGGGCAATCTCCCACGGCGTATCATAACCGCGATTGATATAGCTGCGGATGAGGGCCATCTGCGCTGCACGACCGGCTTGCGGCGCATTAAAAATAGCAAAGCGTCCATCACTGCCAGCGTACCCCGGCATGCTTTTGGCTAAGCTGCCGTCTTCAATGTTGCCGGGATTATTGTTACGGACAGAGCGCGGGCCTGAACCGCGATTAACATTGGGAATTATGCGTGGCGGAGCCTTTGTAGCCGCTGCAAGACCCATGCCATGCGGAGCATTCTTGCGGGCTTCCATTTCTTTGCGGAATTCTTCGCCAGATGCGGCGAGTCCATTAGCCTGCTGCGGCGCAGCCTCAGGCTTGCTACGCAATAGCGACTCAAATTGGCTATCGCTGCCAGCGATAAGATCCTCAGGATCTAGGTTAAAATCGAAACCCTGTTCATTTTGATCAGGACCTGCCATTTCAGCGCCCATAAGACCACCGCCCTCAGGCTCACCACCCATGGCAAAATGGCCACGATGCGCAGCCGCTGACGTTGCCTTGTCGTAGTCTACAGTTTTGTACTTGCCAGCCAAGCCAACAGCATGTGGCTTATGGTCTTCGACCTCTTGGGCAATCAAACCAATCTGGGTGCGAGGATCGCCCTTGTAATTGAAGCTATGGACAATCTGACCGTCAAACAGCTTGCCAACGGGTTTGATGTTTTCCTTCATGCGTTCGTCGGAGAATAACGATGCCACAGTACCCGCAATTTTGGCAATTTTGCCAATCTTATCGACCCCGCTTTCGGGCTTACCGGGCATCTCCCCAGCAGTTGGAAGCTGGTAAGTTTTATCTAAGCTGTCTTCCTCAGGAATGTCCAGACCGTGACCACCATAAGGCGTACCGCCGGTCGAAAAGAGCCCAATCTTTTTACCAAATTTGCCTAATTTCATTCCTGTGTCGGCAATATTTGCGACCTTATTAAGCTTATCAAGGCCACTTTGCTGGCCCGGAAGAGCGCCAGCCGTCATTGGGCTACCTGAGCCCGCAGCAAGGCCAGAATCAGGAATATCTAAACCCTGACCGCTATATGGTATACCGCCGCCAAGGGCTTTGAACAAATATTCATCTTGGTCTTTTTGAGCTTTTTCAGCTTCAGATAAAGCGCTTATGTCTTTTGATGTGCCTTTTGAAATTTCAAAGCCCTTATCGGCAGGCTTCTTATCGCCACCCCAAGCGCCTATGCCTTCGCCAAACTTATTGACGCTGTTTCCAAGATCTACCATCGTCTTAGCCTGCTCAGCGCCAGTAGCCTGACGTGCCAATTCAGCAGGCACCATCAATTGATGCGCAGTAAGTTCAGTCTGCGGAACAAGGCCACCGCCAGCATTCGGACCGCCAGCGTACATGCCACCCTCAGAAAGTGGGGCGTACATGGCTTGCTGTGCCGCAAGGATCTGCTGCATTATAGCTGGGTCAAATCCAGCCACGCCACCGCCAGCAAACCCTTGGCCTGCGTTATATGGCATTACACTGCCACCAGCGCTTGCAAGGCCACCAGAGGCCATGTGACCCCGGTCAGCGGCATCTTCAGTTGCCTTGTCGTAATTAACGGTCTTGTAGCCACCAGCAAGGCCAACAGCCTCTGGGTGATGCTTCTGAACCTCTTGCGCAATCAGACCAATCTGTGTGCGTGGGTCACCCTTATAGTTATAGCTATGGATGGTCTGACCATCGAAAGTCTTACCAACAGCCTTAATGTTTTCCTTCAGACGTTCGTCGGAGAAGAAGCCACCGGGCTGTGATGTTGTGGTTGTAGATCCAGAAGCCGTACCAGTGCCAAGGGCAATGTCGCCTGCCAGTTTAAGCTGCTGGTATGGCAGCGATTGAGCCTGAAGGAATTCATTGTACTTAGCAGTGTCCAAAGCCTGCTGCGTAGCCTGCTCTGTCTGGCCTGCTGCCATCTGCGCCGCAGCGCCTGTAAGGGCTGTGTTTTGAGCACCAGTACCAAGGGCAGCAAGCTGCTCAGATGTGTTGGCTCCCATGCCGTAAAGCCCTTGGCCCAATGCCGCTGACGTTCCTGCCGCTGTGTTGCCTTGGGCAAACTGCTGCTGGCCAAGAGCAGCTTGCTGCGCTGCTGTGGTAGCGCCTTGGGCAAACTGCTGCTGACCTAAAGCAGCTTGCTGCGCTGCTGTGGTAGCGCCTTGATTAAAAAGTGTATTGCCCACATTGGATTGCTGTTGAGCAGTGTTTGTGCCTTGGCCGTAAACCTGCTGCCCAAGGGCGGCGGTGTTTTGGCCAGTAGTGGAGTTCATGTTAAAAAGTTGCTGCCCAAGAGCGCCCTGCTGCTGTGCAGCGGAAAGCCCTTGTCCAAAACCCTGCTGGCCAATGGCAAGTGCCTGCGTTGACGCCTGCTGTTGAGCGGCACGGTTTGCTTGGGCAGCGCTAAGGCCAAGTTGCTGTTGCTGCTGGGCGGTGCCAAGCGCCTGACCATAGCCTTGGTTAAGAATGCCGGAATAGATTTGGGCATTAGCCAAGTTTTGCTGCTGGTTAAGGTTCGCCGCAGCAATCCCGCTACGATCACCGCCAAAAGCCCCAGAGCGAATGGCATTGCCCATCTGTCCAGCTTGCTGCTGCTGGTTCTGCTGATTTAGAATTCCAGCGGTACCCTGCAAAACGGTGTTAAGATATGGCGACATGTATTTATTAATCTGATCAGCGCCCAGATCATAAGGGTTAACCGCTTGAGCGCCGCTATTCATGTAATCAGTTGCCATCCCCTGATATGGCTGTGCGCCAATAAGAGCCTGCTGCGTTCCAGATAAGGCTTGTCCTGTTATATTGCTGCCCTGCCCCAATCCCTGTTGGTACAGGCCACCAGCCGCTTGGTTATATGGCTGGGCTGATGAATAGGCAGCACCCAAATTGTTAAGCGCATTCTGCTGTATTCCAGCGCCCTGACTTTGCGCTGCATTAATTGTATCTGAAGATTGCCCAGCAAACTGGTTTCCGACGTTCTGAGCGTTATTTAGTGTATTATACGACTGGCCCGCAAGCTGCTGACCGGTATTTACACCTTGGTTTAGTTGGTTGGTGGCAGTCTGATAATAAGGTGTCGCTGCGCCCTGAGCGTTCATAAGCTGATTTGTTGCAGCACCAAAATATGGCTGCGCCATGTTTGCAGCAGCATTGGTGTTGGCAATACCTGATTGTTGCGTTGCATTTAGCGGAGCAACAAACTCTCCACCGTAATATTGATATGGCCTGTTAGTTACCGTATCGGCACGCGCATTAATTGCCCTATACCTAGCCAACACCTCTGGTGGGATGGTAATCTGCTGCGTTGACTTAGAGGTTTTACCGCCCATTTAATGCTCCGTTCTGGAGGGTTCTCCAGTTTTCGCGCCGTATAGGAAAAAAGCACCGCTTGGCTTCCCAAACTGGCGCTCATACATCCGTACCTTAGCTTCCGTCCTGTTATTGGACAATACACCAATTATTAAAGGAATTCCAAGGGTATCAGATACTTTTTTGCTAAAATCGCACAAACGCCTTGCACGGGCCCCTCTGGCGCTGCGAAATTCGGGGTGAACAAATATAGCTTTTTCTTCAACAACCGGCGCATCTGAGTACCACATTGTGCCAATACGCAGGACCACAATGCCCTCAATTGCGCCATCTTTGGGGCCAATCAGGCCAACAATACCGTGGTCTTGGCAAAGGGCAGGATATATTTCTTGGGCCAATTTTTCAGGGCTGGCTTCAAGAAACCCATTTTCCTCAGTCGCCTGCATGGCAACAACCATAATTTCATCAATATCTTCAGGCGTACCGACACGAATATATAGGTCTTTTGGGTTTGTTTTATCTTTCATAATTAATCTTTCTTAGGTCCGGGTAGGTTCTTTAATGTATTAACAGTTTCAGCGCGCATACGCTTAACAAATTCATCCAACACCCTGTGACCTGTGTCAAGATCGCCGCCGCCAGCCTCAATTACCTGCTCTGGCGTTACGACATATTCCCCGCCAGCCGCTACAATAGGAACAGTCGCAGCGCCACCCTCAGCTTTACCGGGCAGTGGCTCACCATAAGGTCCGCCTTCGACGCCATAGGGCTCTTGCACATTGCCGTAGGGGATGCCGCCAAAGATGGTGCGCATATGCTTAAAGCCAGCCATGGTATTGCCCTCACCCATTGCGCTGATGATGTCAGCGGGGATGACATAAGATCCGGATGCCACATGCATTGGAAGGTGGTCTGTGCGGCCTGCTACGGCGCTGTGAATAGGCCCGCTGTGAACCTTTGTGTTGACTTGACCGCCTGTGGCGCGGGTTGTGCGCGCAGTTGAAAGCGCTGCCGCAATGCTCTGATCGCGAGGGTGCCCAGACTTAATCATCTCAGCAATATTGCCACTAATGACTTTTTGCGATTTACCGTGCTTTAATGGCATAATAACCTCACGAATAGCTGACTGTGACAGCTTGACCTGTGCCCGGAATTACAACAATCCCGTAAACCACTGGAAGGTTAACGAATACAACACCAACCGTGTTTGGTATAGTGTAAATGGGACGTGTTGTTATACTGCTTGTGTTTGCGTCATAAATGGTACCGACAGTTGAGCCTGCGGTCGTGACGGTGACCACCGCCAGCCGCCCAGCAGCATTGTTTACAACAGCCGTAGCAGTAATGTTTTGAACGACCCTTGCGCCCTGCACGGCCACATAAGTTTGCGCCACACCGTTGATAGCTGATGCAATGTTTTTTGCGGTAGTAAGAAGATCGCTTAATGATGCCATGGTTTAAAACTTCCCGTCCGGTTGGATGCGATAGCGGATATTCCCAATCCGCCAAAAGGAATCAATGTCGCTACTGCCAACGCCAATTGAAACCAAACGCCCCCGGAAGCGCGGGGAAATGAAGGTTGTGCTTTGGTTCAAGAGATAGGGGCCGTATGTAATTGGTGTCTGGCCTGCATAATCGGCAACATAAAATGTAAGGTTAACCGTGGCGTTCTGAGCGCCGCCATAATACCCCCACTTCATATCTGGCCAAACCTGATCGACAAAGGTCTTCACGTCTGCCTCAGACATGGCAAAATAGCCCGTTTGGAAGCTAGAAAGCATGGGCTGGCCGTCAGCGTTTTGTGATGTCTCATGCTGGTAAATATACCGGCTGGTCGGATCTGCGCCAACAGGAGGTCCAATAACCGATTGATCAACCCAAGCTGTTCTGCCAAGCGTTCCAAAATCCCAAGCCTTTAAAGCCACATTGTACTTGGCGTATGCGTTAACCTCGCCGCCATTGCTCATGGTCGGATAATACCAAGTAATTTCACCAAACCGCGAGTTTACTGCAACCCGGATTTTATCTAAGTTTGTTTGGTCGAGGTCTTGGAAGATAACGTCCCAAATAGGACAGAAAACAGGCTGCACACCCTCTGCGGTCATTGAAAAGAATTGCGATGGCCCCATCCAGTAAACGGACCCATTGATAGACGCAGCGGCCTTCTTGGCGATTAAACCGCATCCGGAACCCACTTCGTTGAAAGAGTAGACATAAGGCTGACCGATATACTGCATTGACCACACGCCAATGTCCGTCCAGAGCAACGCCTGCTGCGCCGCTTGAATAGCGCCAACAATTCTAGAACCCTTAGGGATACGATAGGAGCCTGCCTGATTAATGACCGTGCCAATCCAATCATTATAGTTGCTGACATCGCACCAACGAACAAGCAAAGGGTCTTGAATACCGGTAAAGGTAGAGCCGTAAGCAATAATTTGGCGCTGGGGCATGGCCACAAATATACCACTATTGACGGGTGGTGCTTGCGGAATAACAGTCGCCTGAGGGGCGGAGTTAGTTGGGTCCCATTCGTAAATAGGCTGGAATTGCGGAGACTGTTCGTAAGTTGGGCAGGAAAGAAGAATTTCGCCCCAGTTATCAAGCGTCCAATCGTCTGCATTAATTGCGGTACCAGTGCTTGGGGCAACGGCAGTACCTGTACCGTAGCCACCGCGCCCATATGCTCCGACACCGTACCCAGTGCCGGAAGAAATAGCGCCGACACCAAAGGTATAAATAAAATGGGCTTGGTTGCCATTTAAATAGCCGGTGGTGGTGGATGCTGGGAGCGTCAGCGCATTAATTGTAAACTGGCTGCTGCTGATGACAGATTGGACAACAAAGTCGCCATAGAAAGTCGTTCCGCCAACTGTCGTGGACATAAGGACAGGAAAGGTAGATCCCACACTGTAGCCGTGATTAGCCAGTGTTACAGTTACAGCGGGACTTGCTGATACAACAGAGAATAGCGGCAGTGTTGTCGTGGTAGATGTCGAGGTGGCAGGAAGCGGCGACCCAAGGCTGTCCAGCGCCTGCACAGTATATGACGTTCCCCCAAGGTATCCATCAGGGTCACACTGGTACAACCCAAACAAAACAAGGCCACCAACAGATATTTGCGTTGCGATGTAGACTGTATTGTACTGGGTTATGCCTGTGGTGGTTGCATCCGTAATAATAACGTAGCTACTTCCAGCCGTGGCCGAAGCTGCCGCTGCCACATCGTCAGCGGTTGAGCGCGGCGTAATGTTTGAAAGGGTACCATTTGTGATAACGCCAAGCTGGGCAGAGCCTGTAACGCCAATTTCTTCAGTTCCAAAAGCAAGATGCTTTACTGCTAGTGTGTCCTGCCAAGCCCATAGAGCGCGGGTAATGGCTGGCATGGTATTAGGGTAATACCTATCCCAGCCGCCAAGCTTTTGGACCAAAGCGCCCTGCTGCTGATCAGGAATAAAGCGAACAAGTTCACTTGATGAAATACCAGCCTCATTCAAGGCTAGTGTTTCATTCTGATCAACGCCGGGGCGTAGCTTCAAACTGGCATGAGGCATGAAGCGCTACCTTGTTGGAGTTGCCGCAACGGGAGGCTGCATAGATGACCAAGCGGATGCGCTGAACTTCTTGCGCCCCTCTTCAACTGAAGCCCCCTTCAGTAGGTTCTGATACTGCAATTCATATGTTGGCCCCATTGATGGGTCATTAGATGCTGCACCAAAGTTGCGTTGGAACTGGGATATGTAGATCAGTGACGCTTGGACCAGAAGATCCGGAAAGTAGGTGCTGATAAAAGTTGTGCCGGTGCTGGCCAAGGGCGTTGTCGCATTTTCGTACAGCGTTGGCAGGCGCACCGTACCAATTACATTGACGCTATATGTAGTGTCAGGATAAGGGCCGACAAGAATATTGTTGGTAGTTTCGCCGCCGGTTGAAAGGTCACCGCCAAGCATAGCAAACAGCTTTGGCTGCGCTGCGTTTGCAGAGGCGGAAGAGCCGTACACATTTTGCAAATATTCTTTTGTTACCGGAAGCAGTGGGTATGTGGCATTGTTCACGTTTATGGTAATTGTTTGTACTGTGACAAAATCATATGCCCCAAGCTGCAATTGGTTGTTGCCAGTGGTCAGCGTGTATGGACGCGATGTCTGAGATGGAAGTAGGTCAAGATCGCGCTGAATCCTTAATTCCGCATAGTTCAGCATCTGAGGGATAATAGCGTTGAATGCTGCATCTACCCCTTCAACAACACCTGAGGTGGTCTGCACATTAACAACGGCCATGGTGGCGACTTGCGTCACATAGCCGTTATAGGTAAGTGGTGTTGTCTGAGGTGTTGCTGGCATGGCGTCCCGCTGCAATAAAAGTGTTCGCTGCGTTCTACCAAATATTAAGACAATGTTCTAGTGCTGATAATCAATCGGCTTTTTCTGTCATCATCTTTAGGTTTTTAAGCAACCGCTCGTCATCTGGGGCATGCTGGATTGCCAATTCGCACTGCTCAATGGCTGATTCCTTCATGCCAAGGTTCCAAGCGGCAATGCTTGCATAGTCATGTGGCTTTGATCCCCACACCTCAGGATCGACTGTATAGACCAATTCACGGTCTTTTATGGCCAATGCAGACAGAGCAGCGCCGTAGCATTCAGCCCACATATGCTTTTCATATGCCAGCTTAGCTATCTCAACCCAAGGTTCGCGGGTATTAGGTGCTTCCACAACACCCATACGCGCAGCGCGTATAGCACTGTCCCAATCGCCAAGTTCCGAATGGCAGCGTGATATTACCCTATATGCGTAGCAACGCTCATTAGGCCAGTTAGCACCGGGCAAAGCCAAATACCGATTGCACTCATCAATGGCCTTGGCCCAATCCCCGTGAAATGACAGTTCGCGGGCGTAATAAAACGCATTTCGCGGATCAATCGGGTCTTCCTTAACGGACATCTCCAATAGCGGTAGATACTGGCCACGGCTCTTCATGTTATCCGGCTTGTGGATCACCAAAAGCATTTCAGTCTGGGCGTATTTCTCATCAATCAAATATGGCATGGGGTATTCGTGGCAGGGATGAACCCAGCGATAGCCATGACGTGCGTGGATCTTTTCATAAAAGAAGGCAATCCCAGCGCCCCAATCAAACTTATAACGCAGACGGGTTGTGTCTTCTTCCCATACGCACTCAATTTCTTCACGCCATCCCGGCTGAAGTTCTTCGTCAAGATCCAGACTGACGCAGATGTCAATGTCTTTAGGAATTAGGGCCAACGCAGCGTTGCGCGCATCATCAAAACGCCAAGGTGTGATGCAAATTGGCAACACTTTTGCGCCATGCTTTTTTGCAAGCTTGACTGTGTTGTCGGTCGATCCAGTGTCCGCAATCAGGATTAGATCAGCATCTTTGGCGGAATTGCAAAAACGCTCGACAAACATCTCTTCATTTTTTGAAATAGCATAAACACATATTTTCATAAATATAATCTTATATTATTGTTAAATATCTAAAGCCAAGCCTATTGCTAAACTAAGCGTCTTTTGCACCTGCAAACTCTTCACGCTTCTTGGCTATGTTGTATATGGCTACACGATCCATTTCTGGGGTATAATCTTCACCCAAAATCTCAAATGCCTTGGTCGCCATTGGTGCCGCAGCCGCACTAGCCGCAGCTTGATTTGCAAAACCGTCCATAATAACCGTACCATTGGCCTTAGTGGTACCGGTAGGCTTGAAATTTTCCATGTACCCACTCACGCGCCAGTAGGTAGCTGGAACGCCAAATTCAGTTTCAATGCTCAGTAAAAGTGCCATGATTTTTCCTTTAAACTAATGCTACGAGTTTCCATGCGCCATTGTATATATAAAACCTGTTGTTTGTTGTATCATAGTACATCGGCACAGTTCCAGTGATAGCTGTAGGTACGCCGCTAGGTGCGCCCGCAGCGGCGGGGATGTAGAAGAAGCCACTGGTCATAGCCGTTGCGCCAGCAGGAGTGGCAGTATTACCGTTCATCGTTGTGGTGCTTGTGCCAGTTGTTGAACCAACTGTTATGTTGGTTGTGCTGCCAGCAGCGCCGCTTGTACCAAGGTTGACTGTTTTAGTGCTACCGCTTGCGGTCACCCCAGTAGCAATACCTACAGTTTGCGAGGCGGTAGATCGGCCCACAGTGATAAGGCCAGTGCCAGACGTGAGCCCTATCGCTATAGTGCCACTGGTACTTGGATTTATTGTCAAACTGGTACCAGTTACAGTGAAAACTATGCCGCTGGTTGCGCCTGTTATAGTTACAGGGCCAGCAAAAGCACTTGAGGCACCAACAGTAGTAGCGTTAACACTACTACAAGTTACAATCCCCAATGCGGTTAATCCGTAAGCGATACTAACTACGGTACCATCGTCGGTAATAGACGATGAAGCTAATGCCGTATTACCACTATTTGACTTAACTATTCGGTTTTCGTTAGCAATACCGGCAACGCCTGTGCCGCCGTTGGCATATGGCAAAATGCCAGTAACACCCGTAGTCAACGGCAGTCCAGTTCCGCTAGTCAGAGTTACAGCAGATGGAGTACCGAGGTCTGGCGTTGTAAATACAGGCGATGTTGCCAGTGCCACGACTGTGCCAGTGCCTGTTGTCGTATAACTAGTACCCCAAGCTGTGCCAGTGGAGTTTGCTATGCCAGCGCCGGGATAGACCATGCTACCAGATCCAGTCGCGCCTGTAGGGCCAGTTGGGCCTGCTGTGCCTGCTGTGCCTGTTGGGCCCGTAGGCCCTGCCACCGTCGATGCAGCGCCTGTAGGGCCCGTTGGCCCTGTAGGCCCTGCCACCGTCGATGCAGCGCCTGTAGTGCCTGTAGGGCCCGTTGGCCCTGTAGGCCCTGTAGGGCCCGTTGGCCCTGTAGGCCCTGTAGGCCCTGCCACCGTCGATGCAGCGCCTGTAGTGCCTGTAGGGCCCGTTGGCCCTGTAGGCCCTGCCACCGTCGATGCAGCGCCTGTAGGCCCTGTTGCACCTGTTGGGCCTGTAGGCCCTGCCACCGTCGATGCAGCGCCTGTAGGCCCTGTTGCACCTGTTGGGCCAGTAGGGCCTGTTGGGCCAGCAACAGAAGATGCAGCGCCCGTAGGGCCGGTTGGTCCAGTAGGGCCTGTTGGGCCAGCAACAGAAGATGCAGCGCCTGTAGCGCCTGTAGGGCCTGTTGGTCCAGTTGGGCCAACTATACCAGTTGGGCCAGTTGGGCCTGCATTCCCTGCTGGTCCCGTTGGGCCAGCTATGATGCCAGCGACAGTCCCGGTTGTTGTGCGGCGGGAAACGCCATCCTGAACGATTTCTAATTGCTCTGTACCACTTAGGGAGATTGCAAGTGGAAGTTGAGGAATTGTTGTATTGGCCATGATCTAATCCTGTTTATACATGCGCTTAACCTATAACCCAATTAGTACCGTTGTCATAGACCGGAACTTTGTTAGACCCACCGCCTGCAACGGTCGAAGCAAATGTTGTGGCTGTAGCGTCGGTAACAAAAGCCCTGCGACCAATTGTTCCCGCAGCGGGAAGCGTAGCAACCGTCAACGTCTTATGTTCTGTGACACCAGAAGCACGAACAGCAAAAGCATTGGCGCGGTTACTTGTGGTCGTTCCAACACCAATCTGAAACGCAACAGGATCAGCTTGTGTTGTAGTATATGTAGAAAACTTGCCGACCGCAGCGCTGTAATCATCAGACACCGTGTGGCCACGCCCAGCCGCAAAACTGTAAGGCGCTGCAAGGTTGTTCTGGAAGCCAAACAATGCGCCAAAGTCGCCCGCATCGCCAAGATAGAGTTCGCGGCCATAGGCAAAAGAGTAGTTACATAGGTTAGAAGTGGCAACAACATAGCCACCCGTAAACGTGTAGTTGCCATCAGGATAGCAGGCATAGCCCCAAGCGAAACTATTGGCTGCACCTACCGCATTGATTGCTGCGCCATACTTGACTACAACATTGTCCGTGCCGGAAGCAGGGGCCACTACAAATGTAATCGTTTTGCGACCATCGCTGGCCGTGCTAACTGAATAATCGGTCGGGCTGGTCTTGACTACGCCGCCAACAGTCACTTCAGAAATGGTGGTGCCGCGATAATCCAGCACAAAAGAAACCGCCGCTCCAGTGCCAGAAAAAGTCTCTTGCAACAGCACACCGCTGGTGCGGCTATCCCAGCTAACCAGCGTATCAAACGTCGAAATGACAATAGTATCAGCCGCATTAGCCGTACCACTACCCCGATCCCAGAACAGTGTTCCATCTGCCTGTTGGGCAACGCGCTCGTTATTAACAAACGCAGGGCCAATGATGTTGTAGCCACCGTCCCAGAGCGATGGGCCAAGCCAGTGCGTGTAATCGCCAGTGCCAAGTTCCTGATACTCCGTCCGCAAGCTGCGGGTCGAAAGATAGCGCCAACGGCCATTTGACAAATTGGAAAACGACTGCAACGCAGGGCTAATCATATAACGGTCGTGGAGCGGGGACATCCCCATGATGAAGAACGGGGTGAAGTCCTCAACCCAGCTTTCGCCGGGGTAGGTGACAGGGTCAGCCGGATCACCACGGAACTGCTTGTCAAGGTTGGTTATGTATGTCGTGTAAGTCGCAAACGTCATTCCGTTTTCGCCAGCACCGTTCTCTTCACCCTGCGCCCATATCAAGAAGTCAATGGTTGTTTTGCCAGCAGCAACAAGCTCTGGGGATGCGATTGCGGCCTGAACCTTAGTCTTGATTCCGACGTAGCGTGGTTGGGTGGCTGGAACCCATTGGGTGATGCTCTGACCACCAACGGCGTCATAGACAATGTAGACTTTGCGTCCTGTTTTTTCAGCAATGTAGTGCGCGGCGGACAGCGAGAAATTATTGTTGCTGCTGTTGCCGGTTGGGGATGAAGAAGTCCAAGGCGCTGCCGTATACTGGCCACCAGACACCCATGCAGACGTAAGGGGGTTCCACGTCTTGACCAACGGGTTCAAAGGGTTGTTACCGCCGCTGTAGACGCCCACGGCGTTCGATTGACCTGTAATGGCAATCAGGACAGGGCCACGATCCCCAAGGGCGATATTAACCTCGTCGGACAACGTGGAAAAATTATCGTTGACCTGCGATGCTCTGATGAGCGTGCTAGAAGTGAAGGTATATGGTACTGCCATCGTCTAACTCCAAATCCCTGATGAGGTAACAGGGTTCTATGTTACTAATACAATATACTAATTTAGCGAACGGCTTGTTTCATACCACAGGCCTGTCGTTCCGTTATAAACGACCGATAAAGTGTCGTTAGCTGAGGAATAAAAATTAGCGCCTCCAGCCAACTTGAAATTTCCTGATTGGCTTGCATCATATATAGTCCATTTGGAATTTGTGAAAAGCATAGTAACTTTGTGGCCATCACGAACTTGCGTTAGATTGATTAACCTAGTATCGTAGTCTGTAGCAAACCTGAGGAATGTACGACTGCCAGTGTCATAAGTAATAGCGCCCCCAGCGGAAGTTATAGTCTTAATGTCATAAATCCAGTTTGCAACGAACATTTCCAATTGTGCTTCGACAAGAGGTCTTGTTGGGGCAGTAGTGCTTGATCCGTATCCGCCTTGCGCCGTTGCATCAATGTCAATTACGAACTGCCCAACATTATATCCAGTGGGTAAAGAATCGCTTTCGGTTACAACTAATCCGTTGTATGCATTCGAACTACCACCTGAAATTAATATTAGGTTAGGGGCTAAAGTAGCTGTCCCTGCCGAGTTAGTACGCAAAACTATCAATGCTCGCGGTGTTAAAGTATTGGCGCAGCCCATATAGCAGTCACGAATACTAATATGAGTAACTGTAGTGCGTTGTCCTTGCGCGGTATTTCCGTCTAAGGATGAATATATAATCGGAATACCACCGCCACTTTCAGGCCCAAATCGGCAGCTATTTAATGAAACCGATGACCTACCATACGCTGCTGAAAACTCATTTGTAATGTCAATCCACCTGCAATTTGCTCCTGCAAAATACGGTGTGAATAGCGTATTGTTTATAATTAACTGGCTATCAGCAAAAATAAACGCGCCGTCTGCGTCAGCGTTCCTAAAATGACTATTGTTGATTATAGTCATATCACAAAATGACTTAACAAATAGGTTGGTTCCACCTGCGCGACATCTATCAAAAACCAGAACCGTAGATCGGCTTGTAGCGAATGATACAGTGTCAACGCCAATCCCGCAGTTAATAAAATCGCAATCAATATATCTAATAAGATTGGTGTCTATGTTGTTTGTGTCCCACTCAGTTGCAGTGGTAAAACCAATCCAATTTAAGTTACTAAAAATTATGTTACGTACTTGCTGCATGACAAAGCACTTAATGGTAGCAGGATTTGCACCTACAAAAGTTGCGCGCCCACCCATTCCTGAAAGAAGAAAATTAACTTGTGCGTTAGGAACCGTAATGGTTGATGTAACTAAATATAGACCGGCAGGGAAACATACAGTTATTGATGATTGCGCCGAAATCGACGTATACTGGATAGATTGTGCGGCAGAAGCGGCGTAAGAAATTGCCGCCTGAATTGCTGCTGTATCGTCAGCCACGCCATTGCCAACAGCGCCAAAATCCTTAACGGAAACGGTCTGAGACAATCTATCGGCTATCGTGTACCCGCTGGTTACTGCACCAGTAAATGGCGGATCGTATTCAACGACCGCAGCAAAATTAACGTTGACCTGCGATGCGCTGATGGGCGTTCCAGACGTGAAGATATACGGTACTGTCATCGTCTAACTCCAATTAGCCTGATCCCAGAGTGACTGGTCCCAAACCCCATAGGAAAGGCCGGTAGTGCCGGAAACACCGATACCAGTTTGCGGTATCTGAGTGAAGCCGTATGGGATACCAACCAGAGCCGTGACCACGTTTGTCGAAGCGGTAAGCAGCGACCCGGCAGATATAACCGTATTTGTTTGATAGGTAAATGCTGTAGCTGTCGTAACTGTTATGCTGTAAAACCCGTTTGCCTGAGGGGCTTCAAGCCCTTCAACGGAAATCTGATCATTTGTTGAAAGGCCATGGGGGGTTGCAAACGTGACTGTAACTACATCCGTTCCAATTGAAGTAATCGACAGTGGGTTAAGCTTGACGGAAAAATGCTCCTTACCAACCAGCGGCATAACGGCACCTTGGGTCAAGCCAAGTGGCGGACCAACCTGCTGCGTAACCAAATTCACCCCATCCTCAGTTGTGAGCGTCACGTTAACAGGTATTGGGATGCCCGTAGTCGGATCAATGATGGGTGGCGCAGTGACAGTCTGATAATCGGTTTCAGCCGTCTGAAAATCCTGCACACGCGCCTGCATGATTGGCACAGGGTCAGCAGGGACCACGATAGCCCGCAATTGGTCTTGAGGTGTATCCAAGCAGCTATTGCAGACAAGGATGCGGGTATTCTGCAATGCCGCACCGCGCCAGTCATACTGCCACTGAAGATCGACATGGTTGTAACGAAACCCGCAGCGGTCACAGATTGCATGCGCTTGGGGCCCTGATGAACTTGTTCTGGCCCGACCTGACTGTGAGGCGTATGCCATTTATCCTACCTAAAATAGCCAGAGATCATTGGGGAAATGTACTGCTGGGCTGTTTCCACGTTCTGCATTGCTGCAATTTGATAAGCTTCGTCGGCCAAAGGCTTTAAGATCTGAAGGCGATCTGGAGCCCAAATCATGGCTAAACGCTGCGCCAACCCATAAGCAAAAGCCTCAAGGAAATAGACAGGGGCGTTGACCGTTTGTCCGTTGGCAAAGTCAGCGTCATCAATCTGGCATACCTGATAGTATTTCAAAGACGTCTGGGTGCCATCAGGGACTGGCCACAGCGACACAGTGCTAGTGATCTGACGGTCCTGCCAGTACGTTGTGGGGAAGCCCTGCTGCTCTTTATTGGGGTATGAAGCATATTCAGTGCGGCTGATTGGCAAGATCAAGCGGTCAATTGGCGGTCCAGAGCCATCGTCAGTCTCAATATAGGTGTCGAGCATGACAATGTTATTGGCAGGCAATGTGTATTCTGATTGGCCTGCAACCAGTGGGATTGTTTGAAGGTTTACCATCCACAGGTTAACACCCTCAGAAGACCAGCGGCCAAGCAACAGGTTCGCTGCCATGCGCGCTGATTCCATATGCTCCTGAAGCAACGCAGTATTGCGAATGCCGCACAGGTTAAAGGCATACAGTGTCAGTTCGCCAAGCGACGGATTGTAATTAAAAGTGCCGCTTACGGTCATGCCGTTACCCCTTAAAGAGCGCCTTCGTTCTTGATATATACAAGTTGGAATTCAGTGGTCACACCAGAACTTGCCGCTGAAGAAACAGCCCGAATTTCAATATCAGACTTTTCAGCGACAGCGATGGGGTACTGAAACGCGATCCATCCCTGAACACCGTTGGAAACGCGAAGCTGCGAAATAGTGTCAAAAACAGATCCAAACGGCCTTACGCAAAGAGAGACAGTTCCATTTGCGGTTGCAGAAGCATTTGAATAGCCTGATGCGTACCCTGTCAGATATGCTGTATATCCGGCAGGGACAGTCCAAATAGCTGCGGTTGCGCCATTGGCAGTAGCATAAACGCTGTAGATTACGGCTGGAACACCAGAGGTTACTGTTCCTGTTCCAGCATATATTGAACCGGCAGCGGCTTCCCCAGTTCCTGCCGTTAATACAGCAATGTGAAAAACGCGAAGGTAGCTATTAGCGGTATTAACGGCTGTCTGCCCATTGAGCGTCACTGTCTCGCTGATCTGGTTATAATCGGCATCCAAGCCATCAATTAAAATGGTGCGGGCTCCAGTACCCGCAGCGGTATCACTTGCGCTGCTGCTTGAAATCTTCATAACCGAAGCTGTAGAAAGATAGGCGTAAACCGTGTTTTGGTTCCAAACTGTTATGTAAGACGTTCCAACGCTACCGCTTATCCCGGAAATAAGTTCAACCGCATGGCCTGTGATCTGGCCACGGGAGACTTGAAGTTCGAACGGTTCAGTGACGCCAATGCGACTAATGGATTGGTTAACAACGCCAGTGGTATTAAAGGTGGCCATGCCAATTTTCCTTTTTCAAAATTCTATGTTGTTAAATAGCACTTATTGAAGCGCTAGACTAGCACTTCACGTCCCATCTTTTAAGAGCCAAATTAATCCGGCTATTCGGATCATGCGCTGTCTTTGCTGACGTGAGTTTTTCTTTCATTCCGCACATCCGTGAACGGAAGTTATCGCGCCTATCTGCTGCCGCAGGGCTGCGATCCGCTTCGCCAGCGGTGACCGGGCGCTTTATGTCGTGACCTTCTGCACGAAGGGAAGCGCGCCCCTTGTCGTTCAATCCACCAGACTTAGACTGGCCCTCTTTACGCTGCCAAGTATCAGACATACTGCTCTCCATAGTAAAACGGGGGCCGCTAAGCCCCCGCCTTATTTTCACAAAGTCTTAGCGATTAGCTTAACGAACCGCTGACATTACGACCCTTTGCAGGGGTACCTGCGCGGGCGGACGAAAACGGACTGCCGCTATCGCAAGATCCACCGGACTTGCGTGGCTTGCGGCTTGCGCAGGCCATAGCATCCATGCCTTTGACTTTACCGACAGTCTTGCCACCGCGCTTACGCTTTTCAGCTTCGTCGTTGACATTGCTTTCGTAGGTGTAGCGCATGTTCTTTTGTGATTGATTCTGCGCCATTTCATTAACGCCACCAGATGCGCGTGATTTACGACCCTTCATGATGAGTCTCCTTATGCCGTGAGGTTGTTGGACTGAATATAGCGAACGGTCAAAACACCGACGCCAGTACCCGTATTGGTAGATGTCACCAAAATACGGATGTCGTTTGCACCAACATCACGCCAATTGGCGATTGCAGCATCGACTGTGCCGGGATTGGCAGCAACGACACCCTTGGTTCCGCCTGCAACAGCGCCAGCAGCAGTCAGCGCCGTAGCTGAAACTGTGGTTCCGATTCCAAGCGTGGACGCAGCACCTGACCAAATAGTAGATACCAGCAAATCAATGCCAATAATCTGACTGTCAGCAGGGATGACAATGTCTGTCGTGTAAACACCAGCAGACGATCCGTTAGTTGCCTGCGTTATTGCCTGAGACTGAGCCATTGTAGTGTAGCCAACATTGGCCAACCCGCTATCACCGCCAGCACCGGCAAGGTTGCCGCTGCCATCGCTCTTAAGCACGTTGCCTGCCATAATCGGCCCGGTAAAAGTGGTAATACCCATTTGGACCTCCTTTAAGGTTTCCCCCTCCCCGTTAAGAGAGGGGGTGCCGATTAATTAAGACGTTGGGAACGAACCGTAGATCGAACGCCAGTTGTAATAGCCAAAGCTATAACGCTCATAACCCTTGACCAAGAGGTTGTCGGTTACGAAATCGACTTGCATGTCGGTTTCGAACTTGACGCGCTCCATGTACGACAAACCGTCGATGTTGGTCAGAAGGAACCAAGCGTAGGCCGACGTCAAGAAGTCGTTGACCATGTAGCCTTCTGGAAGGCCACCACTGGTGCTGAGCACAGCATTGACATCATTATCTGCTGTACCCGGACGGAGTTCCGTCTTGGTAAGGCGGATAGCGACAGGCTCAAGCTGCGGCGGAACGATAAGCTTACGGCCACGGGCGAAGACCTTCAGACCAGCTTGATCCTTGAAGTTTGTGCGAATTGAAATCATTGCATTCAACAGCGTGGCTTCGTTCAGATCGACCTGAGTGGTCGGCGTGTTGGCAACCGTACCACCATCAATAGGGTGAGCAGTCGAGCAAAGTGCTACGCCGTCACCGCCAATGTTGGCGTTGTAGGTTGTTGCCGTGTTCAAGATGTTCGAACCGTAGATTTCCTTGGTCTGCTGGAATGATTCAATCAAGCCAAGGTTCGATGGTTGGAACTGGGTCTTGTACAGGTTATCGTCGATGGCTTTGCGCGTGATTGCATAGCCAAGAGCAATTTCGTTATGCTCTTGGTTGTATACATAACGCTCACCAGCGCCGTTATCGAAAGACGTTTGACCGCCTTCAGTCTTCAACTGAGCAAGACCAAGGTAACGCATTTCAGCGGTACGTTCGAGCGCAAGCTTCGAATCGTGCTTTGTGAAGATCTTGTCGTACTGAGATGGGATCATCTCGTACTTGCCTTCTACGCCCCGTAAACCGGGGAGCAGAAGGTCTTTAATTGCTGATAAATTAACAGCCATGGTACCTTACTCCCTTATGTGTGGATGGCGTTTAGGGTCTTGGTGGATACGTTGTTGAACGCAACAATTACATAATTGTATGCGCCAGCTTCGGAACCATTTGAACCGGGCGGGTCTACGTCAAGGCTAACAACCTTGAACGGCAAAGTAGCCGTGGTTGCTGCGGTGGTGATGTCCACAAAAGCGCCTGAAATGCCGCTCATCGTGTTTGGCGTACCGTATGAAAACTGCACGTTAGCGCCGATGGCCGCAACTGTTGCGCCCGTCGAACCCGTCTGAACCAAGAACTTGGCATTCGGATCGTTAACAAAGTAAACTTCAACGGTGTTGCCAGAAGCTACGTCAGCAGCGCCCCAGAAGTTTGACCAAACGGTACGCTTCTGCGAAACTGAAAGATACTTACAACCAGCGAAAACACCAGCAAGGATGCCAGTGCCGGGTGTGTCAGGGAATACTGAACCGTTAGCGTTCTGGTAAATGGGGTCACCGAAATACATAGCAGCGGTATTGTAAGCGCAAAAGCCCACAACCTGCTCGTAAGTCGGAGCAGAACCAGTCCCACTTAACTGTCTAAAACCGAAAGGCGCATTGGTATTGGCCATGACGGGTCTCCTTTTTAGGAAGCCATCATCGCGCACCGGGGCGACTAAGACTGGGTTTTTTGAATCTCCGCACCGGGGGAGATTTCCTATAAATCGTTTATTTTTTGTTGTTTGTCAACAATACAATAAAAAGGGCGGCATATAGCCGCCCGATTTACCCAATTTCCTTACTGCGGAATTGGAATTGAGTCGTATGATTTTCGAATATTGACCAGCGATTGGTCTTTATTTGCCCGCTCAAACTGCCCGCCTTCTGCGGAATTTAGCTGGGCTTCCTTTTGCCTGACCTGATTACGCGCCTTGCGTAATTCAATTGCACGGGACTCATCAGATATTTCTGATGGACGCTCCATAAGGACCATACCCTTGCGTTCAATTATAGGGTGGTTGCCGCTATTTGGCATGTAGGATGGGTGACGCGACGTGGGAACAGCTTCCCAACCGGAGCGGGCCAGCGCCACTTGATAGGCAGGATCTTCAGCGCCCATCAAAAGCTTACGCTTCCATTCATATTCCCAGCCCGGTGGGATGTCAGCCTTATTGATGTAAAAGTCATCAGTGCCTTCATCCAAATCGCCAAGGTGATCACGAAGTTCTGCGGCACGGCGCGCAGCACGGGTGCGGGGATCTTCTTCACGCATTGGGGCCCGAATATCTTCACGAATTGTTGGCGTAATGTCTGCATGCGTTGCCTCTGGTGCAACAGCAAGGGGCTCATATGCCTCTTCCAAATCATTTATATTTACCGCCTCTGCGGCATTTTGGGCTGCTTGATCAAGGGCTTCCTTAACCTTTGGTGGGCGTCCGCGCTTTTTTGGTGCAATAGTTTCCATAATAATACTCCTTAAATTTAATTCATTTTACCTTCTTTTTGAAGGGTAAGCTTGTTGCGGCCATATTCCTCAGGCGTCATACCCATCATGCTGGCTATATCGCGCTCTGCTGCGGTAAGCGTCACACGGTTTGGCCTGCTTCCGCCGCCGCCGCCACTGCGCGAAACAGGGGCTGCTGGCGGTGCTGCGCGGCGCTGCGTTGGCTTTGCAGCGTCAGCCATGGCGTCATAATCACGTCTATTATCCTGACTGCGGACGTGGAGAATATCTTCAATTGCGTCAAAATAATCGTCAGAATCCGCAGGAATGTCATCTGCCATCGCCAGATTGTGCGCTGCCAGCATCTTTTGATACAGGCGCGGTTCTGTGGCAAATTGCGGATTCCGGCGCACCCAGTCAGCAGATCGTGGCGAAAGCTGCGATGCCAAAGCCTCAACAGGGTCAGAAACATAAGGCGTTGGGGCTGGTTGACGTGGTTGATTTTCCAGCGCCTGCTTACCTTGCTCAAGCTGAAGAAGTTTGGCTGCGTTGGAAGACATCTCCGACTGAATGTCAGCCGCAGTGTCAAAATCACCCATAGACATTGCGTCACGGTAATTTGCTTTTAGGATATTATTGTTCTGAAGGACTGTATCGATGGCATTTGACACCAGATGCAAGCTTGTGTCCTGCACCTCACCCTTTGCCTCATACGCCGAATATTCGGCTTCGCTTGCACGGCGCTGGGCTTCCTGACGCGCTTTGCGCTCTTCTTCCAATTGACCCTTTAGGGCCTCAAGGGTGTCATCTACCGGGTCAGAGTTTTTATCCTCCGATTTTTCAACAATAATGTCTTCCGCTGGCTTTGGATCTTCGCTCAGTTCAATTTCAAACTGCTCTTCTGCATTATCTTCAATATTCATTTTAGCTTCCTTACCAGATCATATCGGGATGGGGGACGCTGCCCCGAATGTTTGTATCTTTTAACGCACGGCAAAGCACGTTGTTGACGGTAATTGTCCAGCCGTCTGACGGGCGGTAAACAACCCAATCATGTAGCTTTACATCCATACCCCGGAACCAGTTACCGTTGGGATCGTCAAAAGCTTCAGAACCCATCTTAACAACAAGTCCGACCTTGCTCTGGTGGCGGTCTTCGTCGCGGTGCTGATCCGGCAAGTAAATGCCGCTTTTGGTCTTTTCCGGACGCAAATACACAGCGACAACCACTTCATTGTGGAACACTTTAAACTTTTCAATATCGCCCAATGCTTGAAGAATCAGTTCCTTTGGGTCTTCTTCATGAGTCATATTCATATGTGGCATTTAATTTTTCTCCATATTTATCGTTCAGCAATAATTTTATTGACCTCTTCACGCAGGTCTTCGAACTCGCGAAGGCCAGCGATTCTACCAACTTGGTATTTATAGTCGGAATAATCAACGACTGCATGTGCGTTTGTGATGTTTTCTGAAAGGGTCGCAATGCGCGCCTCAACAAGTTTCATTAATTCAAATTCAAATAGATTGTTAAAGTTCATCGATATATTCCATAAAATAAAATATTGGGCGACGATCTTTTAATCAACGCCGCCCAAGCTTAACTACTTTTTACGTTTTTGGATCTCCGTCTTTTCCAAACGACCCAGACCGCTTCCAGCGCCTGCATCCATGTCCTTATAAGAACGGTAGGTGCGGCCACCAGCCTTGCGTGGCATTGGTGCAGGACCTGCGCCCGGACCGCCTGCTTGCGGCATTGGGATTGGCATTGGCATGGGCATAGGCATAGGAGCGCCAGCCTGTGGTGGAGGTGGCATCTGCACCGGTACACCCTGAGGTGAAGGTGCTTGCTGCATATTAGGGTCCATTTGTGGCTGGCCCTTACCAGTTGCAATTACAATGTTGATATTGGTGCCGCTCTTCTTCTTCTTAGCACGACCACCAGCATTCATTTCAAGGCCAGAAAGGCTACCGCCCTGATACTTGGCAACGCGACCGCTTACCTTTTCTTGTGTCTGCATTTCGCCATCCAGTGAGGTGTAACCGCCACGGGCTTTAGCAGTACGCGCAGATTGCTTAAATGCTTCTGCGGTTGGCGCACCCTTGCTGCCGACCTTGCGCATACGCTCCTTTGAGCCATTCGCGATCCGCTCCTGCTTGGCGTTGATGTTTGCGTACAAACCGCCACCACTCTTCTTGCCTGCGACTGCTGGCGTTGGTGATGCGTTTGCCGTTGCGCCCGGTGCGCCCGGTGCGCCCGGTGCGCCCTTTTTCTTGCCAAACCGGCTGTACGCCAAAGCGCCAAGACCACCCATGAGCAAGGACGGGTTTTTCAAAATTTCATTGCCCGCAACGCCAAGTGCGGCATATTTGCCGACATCTTTCAAAACACCGCCAAGGCTCTTGCCAGTGCGACCGCCCTTATTCAAGCCCTTTGACGAATGCTGGGTGTCGTGCTTCTTGTCCATCTGGGACTTTTCCCACGCTGCCATCGACATGCCATACTTTTTAGCAAGCTTCTTGTCTTGCGATTCGTCCTTAGCGGAACCTTCCCAAGCCTCGCCGCCATGCTTGCGACCATTACGCATACCGGCCATAGCTTCCGACACAGACATTGCTGAAGGCTTAGCGCGCATAACATCTTTAGCTGCCTCTTTGGGAGGCATACGCTTCATTGGACGCGCTTCTGCTGGGTAACCCATGCCAAGTTCTTCATTGGTTATGCGGCGACCGGAACTATCTGTTGGGCGCGAAGAAATATCCCTATCTGGCATGCCGCCAGAAGTACGAACCATGCCAAGATCTCTGTCTGTAGCGCGGTTACCGTATCTGTCTGTTGGGCGCGTGGAAATATCCTCATCCATCGATCCGCCATAAGCTTTCTTTGTAGCCCGACCGCCTGTTTTCAAACCACCAATATGCTTCTTGCCTTCGCGGGCTTCGTTTGCATCTTTCAAATTGCGGTTAACCAGTGCGTCAACGGTAAGATGCTTCTTACCTGCGCGTGGCTTCTTGCCTGCATTCTGCTTGGCATCAGCGCCAGCAACAGCGACAACCTTGCCGCCCTTCTTGTAAGCGCGGCGCGAAACTGGGCGCATGCCCGTCTTGGCCTCAGAATCAAGAACTTGCTCAGGACCGTAGTCAGAAGCGTCAACCTTGCCCGTTTGTGCTGAGGTTAGGCGGTGAATTTTAGCGCGCATTGCACGACGAGCGTTGCGGGACATCTCTGACATACAGTCTCCTGTCTTACCGAATTACCGGCGAATAAAAGCTTCCACAGAATTGTGGCCAAAAAGACATTACCTTTTTTTCATACCCTTGGCAATCATCAACGCACTACGAACTTTACCGCCCTTTTTAAAGCCTTGCTCTTGCTTTTGGCGGCGGTCTTCCATGATGTTATCCAACCATTCCTGCGTAGCATCTTGGAATGGGACTTTAGTCATTAGTGACTGCTGAAACAAAGTTTGGCCAGTAGGTGAGTCGTAATTAATGGCCTTCCCGCTTTTATCCTTTGTTTTCATGGTTTTAAAAAAATCACTAAACATTAGTTTGGCTGGAATTGGGATGCTTGATCCACCCATATACCCTTCACCCTCAGACGGGATAAGGGCAGGATAAGTTTTATGTTTAAGGTCTGGATTGGTTACAATACGACCAGATGGCTCAACCTGCGAAAAAGCGCTGCCAGTTGATAAGCGCGGTGCGCCAAGAAGTTCTGGTGTTGATGCAGAAAAACGGACTTCTCCAATGTCTGGGAACCCAGCTTTCTGCCATCTTGAACTGTCAATCTTTTTAGCAAAGAACGATGCGTGTGTACCGGGTCTGCCCGCAAAAAATTGCTCAGCCTCTTTGGTGTTCATGATACCCGGCCACGCCATGGGGTACTTTTTTGTTGCCGGTAGCGCTTCGCGCATCATGTCATCAAAATCATCAATATGCTTTTGCGCAATTGGTGAATTAGGTATCATGCGCAAAATAGGCTCATAAGCATGGTGCGATGAATCAACGCTGCCAAGCCCCATGGCAACGTGCGTACCGATTGCAGGCGTACCCTCTGGCGTCTGTGCTGCAATCTTTTTGGCAAGTGTTTTGGCTGCACCAATACGATTGCCATAAGCAGCGGGATCGCGGCCCTGCGCAAACTCTGAGCGCATAAAACCAGCGCCACCCTGCTGTTCGCTGGGGTCAACAAGGCTTGTTTGACCTGTCTTGAGCAAGATTTGGTCAGCGGGTGACAAATCACCCAAGAATGGGAAAATTCGCGAACCACGCCGCTGCATTTCTTCAATGTCGGCCTCTTTGCGCGGAAGCATAAAGCCCTTTTGAACAGTGGTAGATTCCATTTCGCTAAGGGGCTTGCCAAACTTACTCATCTTGACGTTTGCAGCGCCCGGATAGGATGCAAGAACGTCGGAACCCTTAGTCGTAATCTTACGCGCAAGTGCGTATTGTGCCCGCTTTAGGTATTCTTTGAATTTCGCAGGATCAACGCTTGGGTCATTCAACCCAGCCATGCCGATTGCCTGAAATATCTTGGTGACCGGATGCTCAAGCATGCTGGGCTGGTCGTATGCATTTTGCGCACCACCCTTTGCAGCGTGGTGCATAGCGCGCACAACATCTTCGTGCGTTGTTTCTTCATCGCCAGCCTTATCCCAAACCGCATGGTGAGCAAGGTGCTGGTAATACGGCTTCAAACGGTCAGGAAGGGACAGATCCATGGCGCTCTGGCGCGCTGCAAGGCGGTCAACGGCTTCAACGCCTCCTGCGCCACCCTTTTTGGCGATATACTTGCTGGCTTCCTTGGTTGGACGCCCGGTGTGCAGGATAATCTGGCGCGCATCCAATGTTGGCTGGTCACCGCGCCCCATAAGCGATGCAAGGAAACCAGACTTGCTGGGGCCGACACCGCGAATGTGCTGTGTAAACGCCCGCCATTCTTCTGGGGTGCTTGCCATCAAGTGACCGGCGTGAACAAGTTCAGATACCTGCTTTTCCTTGCCCGGAAGGTTAAGCGCAGCCCATGTCAAGGCATCAGGAATGTCTGTCTGGTGACGGCCAAATGGTGCCATGACTTGAATTGCGTTTTGGATTGCAGTCTGGTGTACCTTGCCCTTTTCCGCTGCGTCAAGGTATGCTTGGCCTGCTGGTGTGTGCAACCATTCGCCAAAAGCACCTTCAGGGCGGATTTTACCAGTCATTTCCTCCGGTAGATCAAGGCCAGATGCGCGCAGCTTATCAACGTCTGCGGCCCGACGCTGAATGCTTGACCGGGTAATTGTGTATGCCTTGATCAGGTCGCGTGGCGTAAGGCCGCTGCCACCAGCGCGCTGAGCAATGGTGTCCATAAAGTCGCCAAACTTTTCGACGTGCGAAGGAATTTCCTTCATCCCGCCAAGGCTGTCCTGAACATCTCCAACGGAACGCCAGTTCCAGTCGGATATGTGCTGCGTGGCGGGATCTTGGTAGCTATCGACGCTTCCACCCTTGTCGTAACCATCAACCTCACCGCCGTCAGCATAGGCAGCAAAACCCTTCTTCAAAATGCTTTCGCGCATCTTGGGTGTCATCTCCAAAGTGGGTAGGTCGGTAGTGGTGTCGGAAATGTAATCTCTTCTGTCGTAATCATCAGAATATTCTGACGGATGCTTGACGGTTGAAACAGAAAATTTGGCGTCAGGATCATGCTGCTTGGCAAGCTTCATCAAGCGCTTAGGCAGCATCTCATTGTAAAATTTCTTCATACCCTCGCCGCCAATTGTAAGATCGACGCCGCTTAACGTGCGCCAATCACGGTACGGGGAGTAAGGGCCTAATTTCATGTCATCATGTGCGCGCCTTAATTTGTTTGTTAGCGCATTATACTCATCGACAAGGCCAAGGTTTTGAGAAAAAGTGTAAGGACTTTCTTCAAAATTATTGCTAATTACATTTTTGTATTCCTGCTGATTTTTTTTGATAAAATCTGCATTTGAGTCCGATTCACCAATGCGCCTTTGCAGGTCAGCCTCAACTGCCCTGCTTTTAAAATCTTCAAAGTCTTTGTTTGCAGCATCAATTTTAGCTTGAATCTCTTCGCGACCAGTTCCTTCGCCAGAAAAGATCTTACCTGCAACTTCCTTGCCTAAGGCATCTACCACGTCTTTTTCAGCAAGCCCGTCTTGGTCATAAACTTTTGCACCCCGATGACTGCGGGCTATGACGTTGTACGTTCCATCATCGTTCTTTTCGTGGTGGATGTCTTTGATGTGCTTGCTGAGGTTGTAGCGGTCAGCAACAACGTCACCCGGCGACCATGCAAGCTTATCGTGCCCGCCTTTTGCAGCTTCCATCATGGCGCGCTTTAGCCCTAGATCAACCCAGTCATCCGTCTTTGTGACGTAAGGGGCTGGGCTCATTGTGTTACGGGCTTTTTCTGCATTTTGGCGCATTTTTATGTAGCGGTCAGCCTCTTCTTCGCCACCGGCAAAGTAAGCCAAGTTTTCGTGGGCATGCTCACTTGCAATTGCATTGCGAATGTCTGAAAGATCTTCATCAGGCATGCCAAGATCTCTGGCGCGTTTTGTGACCTGATCTAAAGCGCGATCGCGAAGGTTTTTGTGGTAATCGTCAAATTCAGAAATAATCTTTTTGCTTGTTTCTGGATCTTGATCAAAGCCTTTTTCACGACCCTGCTGGGCCCAGTCGCTCTGCAATTCATCAAGATGTAAGATGCGCTTACCCTCAGAATCGGTGCGGTCCTTCATCAATACATGCGCTAGAATATTCTGCTCACCGCCAAGGTGGCCACTAACCCCCTTAAACATGACATCATCGCCGCCATGCTTTAAAGCAATTTCGCGGTAATTTTCACCGCCCGGAAGCATATGCTCCTCGTGGTGCGGATCTCCTGCGCTTTCGATATGTAATTCAGATTCCCTTAGGGCTCTGCGCTTTTCGGTTAATTCACGGCGTAAGGCTTCTTCTTCCTCACGGCCAAAGTTGGAAATGTCTGCATCTGGGTTTGCATTGCGATACGCCAACTTGCGATCCTGCAAATCGCGCTTCTTATCCCAATATTCATTTTCAAGCGCAGCCATGCTTTCAGTATTAGCGTCTTCGGTGTAGAAACCTCTTTCCTTAATCGGCGTCCGGTTTTGGTGGAAATGCTCTGCAACCTGTTCGCGGGTAACCTGCGGCTGATCAGCAAAAGCTTGGTCGTAACCAGATGCCTGAAACTCGCTGGGCTTGACGCCGCGATTGGTCAGCATGCTGCGGAACTCTTGGGGCGATGCCTTTGCCTGCGGGGAAGCTGCTGCCGTTGCTGCACCATGGCTGTACAAGCCCATATTGTCTGGTGCTGCATAGTCTGTGGGTTGCTCATCATCAAGCATGCCGCCGTCAGCATAGCCCACACGCCCGCCATACTCGCGCACGATGGCGTGGCTGTGTACGGGATGCTCACGACCACGAACAAGGATCGACCCTACCTGTGGGCCCAGTTCGACGTTACCACGGGTAGTGGGGCGCAGGCGAGGCTCAGAAGGGGCGTCAGGGTAGCGGCTAAGATCAACGCCCTTGGGGAAATGCGCATCCATCACATAATGGTGCTTGCCGCGATGCTCGACAGAGACAATGGTACTGGTGCCTTCATGGCCCTCAGGCGCATCCAACCAGCGCCATCCAGCACGTTGCTTAAACAGATTGGTCTTGACCAGCGCGCTGCCTTTACCGGGCGAACCTGTTTCGTCAGCCGCATCGCGTGAGGCGTGGAAGTATGGCTTGCCGCCTTCACCAATGCCAATGGACGCCTGCGCGGCGCGGTGCCCCGTAACGTCTTCCTTGTCGGGCATGGATAGATACGCGCCACCCGGCATATCTTCGTCAAACATGCGCTGGGGCTTTGGAAAGACTGACATTGGATTATTGACAACGTGGTCATCAACCCCACCGCCAGTGGCGTACCCCTTTTCCCACCAATCCTCAGGAAGTTCTGGCTGACCTTCGTAGCCCAAGCTGCGCATGACGCGAGATGGCTTGGCGTCAGATGGGAAATACTCGTTTGGCTTTGGGATAATATCTTCGTCGTGCGCGCCTTCCGGAAACACATCGCTACCGGCTGAACTACCCACCATAGCCCTTACCGGGATATGGGTGTAGCCAAGCTGTTTAGCGGCAAGAACACGGTGATTTCCTTCACCAACAATTGAAGTTCGGGAATTCTTACCCGTGCTGATAAGCACCGGTTCACGCAGTCCTTCTTCCTGAATCTCGTTACGAAGCTGCTCCATACGCTCAGGCGAGTGGCGATATTCATTGCCGCGCCGCTCCATAAGCCAGTCAATTGGCACATATTCCATAACATGCCGGTAATTAGTATTTTTAGGGCTGATGGGAACAAGACGATGCTCACCTTTGTAATTTCCAACAACCTTGATCTTACTATTGTCGCCGTAGACCTCACCGCCAGCAGCATATTGGTGGTCAGGCAAATTGAAAGAAAAAGGATCTTGTGACTGGAATTGCTCAAATGGATTGTCAGACCGTTGAGCAGGAAGCCTGCCACCCATAGAAAACTGCAAGGGTGGCCTTTGCTCTTCGTAATCAGGCTCCCCAATTTGGGGCAAAGGCACACGCGCAAAGTTTGGATCGATCATAGCCGCAATGTTTCGTGCGGTCATGATTGCTTTGCGGATAGCCTTTGGGTCGTTCATTCGCCTTCGCCCTCATTAAATTTACGCTCTGACGGGCCAACCAATGGCTCGACAGCTTCAGCCTGCTCCGGATGCATTACAAGGTCACGGGCAAGCTGCAACATGGCAACACGCTCACGGCTCTGACGATCCAAATCGCGGTTCTGATCTTCAACCATACGCTCTTGATGGCGGACGCCAATTTCGCTGCGCTTGGTTTCGGCATTGATAAGATCTGCCTGTGCGGCGTTGAGCGCTGCCTGACCCATTTCTGGACCTTCTTGCTTTGGCGCAAATGCACCAGACTGGATCTTGGCTTGTGTTTCTGCTGCCCGTGCCTGCGCTTCCATCATCCGCGCATTTGCGGTCATTTCGTCGTTCTTCATTTTTGCCTGAGCCTGCAACAGTTCTGGCGGTGGTGATGCTTGCGCATTTGCCGGTGCCATAAACTGCGACGGGTTCGACCAGCCAATAGCTTGCAATGCAGCAACGTCGATGGCGATAGGATCGTACATCGATGGGTTTGCCTGCTGAAGCTGCTTTAGGGCAGTAATCTTCATGATGCGCTGACCATGTGACGCTGTGTTGGGGTCTGCCTGAGGCGTAAGGTCGTAGTCATCAAGCGCCTGAATAAATGTTGCCTGATCCCAAGACATAGTTGGCTTGGCATTGCGCTGCCAAAAGCTTTCTGGGTTTTCGCGGAAGCACTCGCACAGCAAACGGAATTCTTCCGCTTGTGCAGCGTGGAGGCGTTTGTGAACGGCGTTCATGACCTTGGTGGCCTGTTCAATCATGGCAATGGTGGTGCCCACAGGGGCATCAGCACGGCCTTCACCGACCTGCATTTCAGACGTGCCGCCAATACGAGCACCGGTCTGCGCCATGTCGCTAACAAGCTGCATCAGCGCCTGCGATGGCGGCTGGTAGGGCAGGGGCATAACCGCTTGTGATATTGGCATGCCGCCAGTCTTAATTAACGCGCCGCCGCCGGGAGGAACCCGGAAGATGTTGGTGTTCTGCCGTGCGCCCGTGTCAGCCATTAGGAAGCCGGGGAAGTTGGAATACATACCTGCATCCAGCAATTCGCGCCATGCAGCCGTGATGGCGTTGGTGGTGTTGCCCAGAATGTGCAGCAGGCCAATGTCGTAAAAGCCAAGGCCCGGTACGAACGTGTATTTAACAAAGCTGCTCTTGGCTATTGGCAGGTCTGCTGTGTCTTCATCAAAATTACGGACAATTGACAAGATTTCCTTTGAGGAAACGTCAACGGTCACACGGTATGGGATCTCAAGCCCAGATATTTTGCCTTTGTGCTTATGCTCAAAGCCCTTGATGTCCAGTTCGCAATAGCATTCGTAAATTTCGCGATCACGATCCAACGGATTGGTGGCATCAGACGAAATCCCCTGCTGCTCACGCTCTTCGCGCTGCAATGGATCAAGGCGGCGCATGCTAGGTGTGCCTAAATCAACGTCACGATAGACGCCAAGGATCTGCATACGCTTCACAATTGACGGGCGCATCATGATCCGGTGCGTAATGCGGCGCGCATTGGACAAATCCGTTGCGTCATTGCTTACGATCAGGTCATCTGCGTCCACAGTCTCTGAAACAGGGCGGTTACGCAGCGGGCAATAATAAACTTTTTTAAATGACGTGCCGCCAAAGCCCAGCATCAGCAACATACGGTCGGTGTCGGGGTAATATTCCGTCGCCGTCGATGTCAAATAGTGATTAAGGTCACGCTCAAGCGCGTTTGCAATCTGGTCTTCCTGCAATGACGCATTGTTATCGTCATTGCGGATCTTAACAGGTCCATCTGTCGGCAAAAGTTCCGACCGGGAGTTGGCTTGGAAGCGCAATACAGCTTCAAGCAGCAATGGGTGGCGTACACGCGACATGCCTTCAACCGGTGCGCCGTCAACGGCCCCTGTGAGGCCCGGAATCTCTATTTTCAGGCCAAGAAGCTTAATTCCCTGCGCCCGTGTCTCAACCCAGTCCTTACGCGATAGCAAATCGTCATCAATTCCGCGAAACAGGTCACCAGAAATAGAATTAAGTTCAGCTTCGTCAATTTTATCGACCAGATTGGCAAACCAGTCGCCGTCATCGCCATTTTCAGCCGATTCAAGCGGGTTTCCATCAAGCGAAACAGTTATTGAACCGTCATCATGCTCAATTGAAAGGATATTCCCGTTCTCATCTGTCTCAGGAGTGTCTCCACTCTCATCTGCAAAGTCGATTTGGATCGGTGACGTGTCAATCGCACCCGGCTCATCTGGAGCAGGCTGACGAATATTCATTGGAGCGAGGCCCGGTTGCGTTGCCATCAATCTTCCTTTGCTTCTGCGCTTCTAAGGCATTCCATCTCATCGCAAAAAAGACGCAATCCTTCTTCTGCTGCTGAATTATCATCTTTAGCGTTCAATGTATAGGTGCGCTTGTGGTCAAAAGGCACTTCGCCCCACACTTCTACCTCAAATTGCTTATGACCAAGGTCTTCAACCGTGCAAGATGCGTTAACGCGACCAATATACTTCATAAATCCTCCATTATGCCGGGTACAAAGGAACACTTTGCTTGCCCGGATACACTTTCATGTTCTCAATCTCTTCAATACGCTCCTGCGACCGGGTCAAAAGCCCAATATCACGCAAGTGCCGTATGCTCATAGACACAGTGTCAACCAAATCGTCATGCTTTCCCTTAGGGAATTGGCCAACTTGGGTAATTAACTGCTCTGCCCACACCTTATCAGGCGCATACACCATACCGTCAGCAAATAAATGCTGAACAGAATACAACCGCGACAGCTTGTCCTGACTTTTAGGGTCACAAAGCTGCACAGCAAAGCCTTCGCTGCCATAAAGTCGCCGCAATTCCTGTGATACAGATATACCCGCAGCCTTATTCTCAACCAAAAGCTTGTCTACTTTCAATGACTTACATGTCTTTGCCACTTTTTCGACAAGATCATGGAATTCAAGGCGCTCCTGCCATGAATGCATCAGCATTAGGCGCGGTGCAGTCTCTGCATAGCCACGGTCAAAGTACATTGGACGGCCATCTTTGTCCAAAATGCGGTTAGCAATGGCCGTGGAATCAGTCGTAAACACGCCCCAGATCGAAATTGCGGAGTAATCGTTGGTGGTTTTGGTTGTGTATGCCGTATCCAGTGACGCAATGATATAATCCATGGGCGGATAGCTTTGCTCTTCCCACAGCTTCCACCATTCGCGCTTGATGACACCGCCACCGGCTGGCTCTGGGCGCTGCTGCAACTGCCCTGCGGACATAAATGGCCCAAGTGAGCGCTCCAGCCCCAAAACTTCCTTCACCCCAAAGCGGTCAGGCCAAAGCAACTCACCGTCTTCAGTGCGTGGATCTTTCCAGCCAATGTTGGTAACAAACGAACGGTCAGGCTCATACTTCATGGGCAGGCACAGGTGCGTCCATTCGCCCACATCTTTTTCAATAACGTGCCCAGTCAAGTCATTTTCGGCTAGTCTCTGCTGAATAATGACATACGCACCAGTCTTGGAATCATTAAGACGGGTGGACATTGTCCCATCCCACCATTCAATCGTGCTTTCGATGTTGGCATCCGAAAATGCCTCAGACGCAGAGTTAGGGTCATCGACCACAATGATCGATCCACCTTCACCGGTCACCGCCGCACCAACGGATGTAATCAGGCGCTCACCGCCCCGGTCATTGGAAAAGCGGGACTTGGTGTTCTGGTCGGAATTAAGCTTAAAGCGCTCACCCCACATGCTCTGATACCATGGCGATTCAATCAACCGCCTACACTTAACGCTGTCACGCAGCACCAACTGGTTGGCATAGGACGCCATAAGGAACTGCACACCCGGCCCTGACGTAGCGGAAGATTCAGGCTGCGCCCATGTCCACGCAGGGAACGCCACAGACGTAATGGTACTCTTACCCATGCGCGGCGGGATGTTAATGATTAGCCGCTTAATGTCGCCATCAACTACAGCCTGCAAATGCTCCGCCACAGCCTCAATTGGCCATCCGTCTTTCCATGTGCTGGCGTCAATGTACTTCCATGCATTGGTCAAAAAATAATACAGGCTTTCTTCACAGTCAGCCCGGTCCAGTTCCATCAACTGGCGCTGTATGTCGATCTTCGAAATATCGAAGTCAAGCATCAGTCATGCTCTTCCCGCAAAGAGATAAACTGCTCAATAATGTCAGCGCAGCATTCCTTGGCATCTTCCCACTGATCAGCCGTCAAGGTGCTGACCTGCCCCTTCATCACGCGAATTAAGAAATGCGGGTCAACACGCATCTTGGGATCAAACGTCATTGCAACCCACTCTACCGGATCAGGCATCGCTAACTTCCTCATATTCACCGTCAATAATATTTGGCTGGGCCTGCGCATTGGGCGCTGCCAACCTTAGGGCCGAATTTAATATATCCCGCAACGCCTCACGCTGGTCAGCATCCAGCAAGCGCGGGTCAACAGTCTGCGTCTTCTGGCTAATCTCCAACGCCTTGCCATCTGCGCCTGTCATCTCAATGCGCTTAATGTCCTTGAAGCTGTCGCCACCCAGACGGCTGAGCAAATAGATCCCAGCCTGTACCGTGCCCTTGTGGTTCTCATCGCGGGCAATGTTGTACAGGTTGGTCTTCACGTCATCCATCAAAAGGCTCAGGCCAGTGTCAAGTTCATTACGGTAATGATTGGTCAGGGCCGTGACACTAATCCCCATCACCTTGGCAATGTTCTCATGGTTCATGCCAAGGCCAACTGCATGCAATACACCCCGGCGGCTTTTGTCCGTTGGTATATGTTCATTGGGGCTTTTGCGCTTTACATTCCCGCCCGGAAGCAATGCGCGGATCGGGGAGACAGTGTAGCGCTTGTCAATGCCGTCAACGTCGGTTGGCTCACCGTCCTGAATAATAAGGCTTTTAGATTTAGACGCCATCGATATGCTCACTAAATTGAATATGCCCCTATCTAATACGAATCGGGCATTTGAGCAAGTATCGCTATTTTGTAAATATACCCCCCACCTTTTATTTTGCGAAGGGGTACCCCCTTACTGGGGCAGGATTGCTTTTGTGCAGGAAAAACAGTCGGTTAACTACCAAGAGAGGGGAAAGGCAGCTAACCGACTGCTATCAACGACGCAAGGAGCAACCAAACGTGTTCCGTATGTATACAGGGACGTGCGTATGTGTGCAAGTGTGTTTGTGGAGGGTATGCCGATTGCTCTGCTTGTAACCCCCCATGGTACCTAAACTATAATAAAAAGGGGTGTACCCCCTACCCTTATTTGACAGATATTCTCTACCTGACGATTAGCTGACTGTCCTTCGGACAGACGTCTGTTTGTTTGTTTGCTTGTTGGATGACTGCCCTACGGGCAGGCGCATGTATGCTGACCAGCCTACGGCTGGCGGGCGCGGGCGCGGGCGCGCTGCCGCACCATAGGCACGACAGCACACGGGCGCGGGGCTTAGCTACCCGTTGCCTTGGCGATGGCAGCGCGGGCGGCTTGCAGTTCGTCGCCATCGAAGCGGATCATGCCGCCACCGACAGGCGATGCCTCGACCAGTGGCAGCAGCGCGGCCAGTAGGTCATGGGCTGCGTCACGCACCAGCCGGTCGGCTGCGCGCTTGGCGTCACGCGCTGCGCGCTCTGCCGCCCTGCGCTGTGCCTCCTGCTCTTCAAAGCCAATGCCATGCTTGACAAGGTGATGCTCATACCGCTTGAGGTAGCGCGCAGCCTGAAGACGCGCAGTGCGTTTCTCTTCATAGAGCTTGCTGCTGTAAGCGACTTTGCCAGTGTCGATGCGAACGATCTCACCGACAAAGGCTTCAAAGCTTCTGCCGCTGAGGCTGAAGGCGTGGGCGTCCCTGAGGCGCACCGTGTATGCTGCGGCGCTCATGCTGCCATGTCCTCCCCATACAGATGGTCAGCGGCTCGACCGTGGTAGAAGTAGTTGGGCTCAGATCCCTCACGCTCGACGCGCACATAGCGGTCAAGGTGGTCTGTCTTGCTGGTGCGCAGCGCGTAGTTCCGTGCGTCTATGAACCAGCGGAAGGCGGCGCGTTCGCGCCACTCCCCTTGGAAGCCAGCGTCCTGCTGGCTTACGATGTAGTGCAGGGTGCTCATGCTGCGATCTCCCCGCCGGTGTAGACGGTGACGTTGACGCCCTCTTCCGGCCAGCGGTAGTCGCTGGTGCGGTATGTGCTGTTGCTCGACTTGCTCAGTGCGCGGGCTGCATAGCCAGCTTCGACGGCGCTAAAGAACTTAGCTACCGTGGCCCATTCGTGGGTGATGGTGCATTTTGCTTCTACTTCTACGTTCATGTCATTTGCTCCTTGTTGACACCCAATCACTAGGGCAAGCTGCCCAGTATGTAAATAGGGAAATATCGATCAATGGCATTTTATTAATCGAATTTTTGCATAAATAAATGTCGATTGTTGTTGACCATGTGGGCGAACCGCCCTACTGATAATGCAGCAACCAAGCAAAAAGGAACTAGTAACATGAATACCACCGACCTCACTATCACCCGTGTAAGCGAAGACACCGGCCCCGACAGCTTCATCGTTAAGGGGAAGCTTGGCAGCGCCTACGTCGAGCGAGGCGACAACGGCCTCTGGTACATCAACCAGCGCATAGGTGGCGACAGCCGCGAGACGCGCACCAACAGGGATGACGCGATGCTGTGGGCCATAACGCTATGCTCCACCGTCTTTGTAAAGGGGAAGGCAGCATGATACACGCAACCATCATCAAGAGCGGCTATGAGCCATTCTACTTCAAGCCCCTGCCGGATCAGTCCATAGTCATCCAAGCGGATGACAAGGCCAGCCTGTTCGCGCTGTTCTTCCGCGAGTACACCAACCGGTACAAGTACTGCAATAGCGTAAGCTACAAGCTTGCAGATCCTGACCTGCATGAAGGCTATGCCGACTGGCTTAGCGACATCAACAACTATGCCGACAACGGCGGAGACATGTCATGACCGACATATTTAAAGTGGTTCGTGACCTGATCGATAGCCGCTCCAACGTCCTGTACGGCAATGCCGTCAACGATGGTGGCGAGTTGTATGGTGATAGCGTCGAAAGCCTCAAGGCCCTTGATGCGCTTGAGCCCTCGTTGCTCGAACTGATCGACGTGTGCTTGGCAAACGGCATTATGTGCAAGGCCCTTGGTGAGGTCATTGAATTGGTCAACGGTGCGCCGGAAGTGGACTGGATCGAATGAACGCAGCGCACATCGCATCCACCCTGTTCTTTGTGGGCGTTCTGTCACTGAGCGTTGCCGCCATTGTGCGGACGCTCAGGGGCAATAATCGCTAATCGCCCCACCCACTTAATCACCACCCATTAATCGATATTATACACGCTAAATATCAAATAGCGGTTTACAAATAGGGCATAATGCCCTACGAACTTCTAACAGCAACCAAATACGATCTTATAAGGAATTATATATGGCTATTAAGTTTGACATTTATCAGGACGTCACCGACCGCATCGTCACAGCGCTTGAAACCGGCGCAGCCCCTTGGCTGAAGCCATGGGCAGATGGCAAGTGCGGCGGCAGCGGCCCACACAACGCAGCATCCGGTCGCGCATATAACGGCATTAATTGGCTGGTCCTGTCCTGCTCTGCTTATGCCGCTGACGGCTGGCTGACATACAAGCAGGCAGCGGAACTTGGCGGTCAGGTCCGTAAGGGCGAAAAGGGCACGTCCATCGTGTTCTGGTCATTCCCCAAGATCCAACAGGATGACGGCACCATGAAGGTCGTACCGTTCGCTAAGGGCTTCACCGTTTTCAACGTGCAGCAGGTCGATGGTCTTGACCCTGCCAAGCTAAAAGGCATGGAGCCCGTTGTCGCAGGCGACACATCGATCAACGCACTGGCAGCGCGTGTCGGCGCAGATGTTCAGCATGGCGGAGCGAAAGCTTACTACACGCCACAGGCAGACTTTATCGGCATGCCAACCGCTGACAGCTTCAGCAGCCAAGAGGCATATGCCGCGACCCTTGCACATGAACTGGTCCACTGGACCGGACACAAGTCACGCTGCGACCGTCAGTTTGGCAAGCGCTTTGGTGATGACGCTTATGCGTTCGAAGAACTGGTCGCAGAGATCGGCAGCGCCTTTGTCTGCGCACAGATGGGCATCCCGTTGGAGGGCTTACAGCACACCAACTATCTGGCATCGTGGCTGAAGGTCCTGAAGGCAGACAAGCGGGCGATCTTTACTGCATCATCGCAGGCAAAGCGTTCATCGGAATTCTTGATCAATCAGGAGGAAATAATCGAAAATATCGCTGCATAATATCATTTGGTGTTTGACATACTAGGGCGACATGCCCTAGTAAAGTCAGGCGGCAGCAAATTACCAACCGCACAAAATTTTATTTTATTTTATTTTATTGGAGATTTGAGATGGCTACACTTTTTTCACGCGCACACAACCTGTGCAACATCGACCAGCTTGGCGAGATCAAGGCGCAGATTGCTGACCTGACATCTGTCGCTGACAAGCTTGCAGCGGAGATCAAGGATCTTGGCGCAGGTGGTCATGATGGCGACCTGTTCACGGCAACCGTCTGCAAGGTCGATGACCGTTATTCGACTGACCCCAAGGCGGTCGAAAAGAAACTGCGCGAGATGCTGGGCGAAAAGGCTTTCGCATCATTCGCAAAGGCAAACCAGAAAAAGACGTCTGGTTATACATCCCTCAAGCTTGCAGCAAGAAAGGCTTAATCATGACCAAGCAATACGCAAAGATCACCATTGAATATATGGATTACCTGATCGACATATCAGACGCACAAGCGTTCCTAAGGATTATGAGCAAGGCTTCGCGCCTTTCGATGAAACACGACAAGCATAAGGACGAATATGTCGTTATGCGTGACGGCGGCGCTAATATTAGCATATCCCTGCCGACACCGGCAGAGGCAAGCGCCCCTGTCTATGACCGAAGCGAGATGGATTAATCCATGCATGTCGTATTAATCTTTGCCGCCTTCCTGCTCCTGATCGGGCTGGTGGGCGGCAACGACACTGACACCGACTGGTGGGATTAATGACCAAAGACGAATACCGCGCCACGCTTGAACGCATGGGGCTCCGTCAGGTGGACGTGTCATGGATAACCGGCGTCACGCACCGCCACGGTCGAAAGTGGGCCAATGGCACTACCCCAATACCCCAGTCTGTTTCCCTTTTACTGACGGCCCTTGAGGAAGGCCGCATTACCCCACGGTGGCTAAAGAAAAAGATCCCGTTGCCACCGCCCTATGCTTCAGGTGACCGTGCCTAAAACGGGATCTCATCGTCTAGGGCGTCCTTACTGGTATCAATATCATTAAGGGCGTCCCCGACACTTCTACGCACCTTGACTATCTCCGCATCCGGAAACGCAGCCTTAGCGGCTCCCAGCAGCCCCTGCCCGTCAAGCAACACCGCGATCTCATCCAACGTATACAGGCAGACGTTCTGACGCCCTTTGCGATAGTCAACGGCATCATCCAACGTCCTGACGATCACATGCACTGTGCCTGACGCCCCAACAACGTCCCATGCGTCCACAGGGAAGCGTTCTAAGCCCATTTCATCCGCCGCCCTATCCAAGGTAGCCCAGCCAGTCAGCATGCGCTTACAATGCATCCTAAGGTCTTCCAGACCCCCATGGTAAATAGCTTGGTTGGTCAGATACCTCTGCCGATCAAACTTATCCCTCAATTCTGGGCCAACCATCAACCGCAACCGGCCAGATCCCCATTTCTTTTCCATACGCTCAACGCACAGCGTCACCTCATCAACCCATGCCTGTCCTGTGACATACATGGCGTAGGTAGCTTGCCATGGTGCGCTGTCACGCCTGCGCTCTTTAGGCAGGATCGTGCGCCATTCATTTTCTTGGCGGTACTTCTTTGTTCCGGCCTTGGCCATAATATCATCCCTTATGTAAAAGTTTCCAACGCCTACCCCTTGTGTAGATCACAGGCGTACCGGCCTCTGGCTTAAGGGTAATCTTGCCATCGACATATGCAGCAACCCTGTCCATCACCCATGCCATCATCTTTGGATGATTTTCATTTAGCAATTGGACATCCACCTTCGGCGCTGCCTTTCCATCAAACACGCCAATCTCAAAAGAATTCTTTTTGGCCGGTTGATCCAGATGCAATCTCAAATTAATCCAGCCGTCCATGCATTTGTCCGGACATATGACCAAATGCCAATTTGCACGTTTGGCCAGCAGCAGGTGCTGTTTCGTCCGCAAATAATTCCGTCTGCCGTATCGCATTCCAATCTCACCAACATCCGGTATTCGTCTTGCCATGTCATTGCTCCTTTCATTTCATTTAACCTGTTTCCCATATTGTCAGCGGATGCATTGACCACGACCAACGGGAGAGCGGATGGGAGCCACAGGCGACCTTCCGCGCTGGGCGAAGCTTCCGCATATGTTCAACAACCCTAAAACCCGCAGCCCATAAGGGTGGATGGCGATTACGCCCACCCTCTGTATACGTTTAGTATCAGGGTACTTCCGCCAATTTACTTCCGCCTACCTCCGCCTAGAGAAAGCTGGAAAGGCGGAAGTAACTACACGTTGCTTTGGTTTACCTCCGCCAACTTACCTCCGCCACTTACCTCCGCCTACCTCCGCCTAGGGAATCCTTGGAAAGCGGAAGTAAGCGGAAGTAGATTTATGCTTACCTCCGCCATTTGGCGGAAGTAGATTTTGCTTACCTCCGCCAACTTTATGATGGCTTATTGATGGTTGCGCGGATCAATTTAGGGGTCTTCTTTTTGTAAATAGCCAACCCCTGCTCTTCCAATTTGGTGATGATCACGGCAGCTTCCTTGAAGGTAAAATCGCCTGCCTGCATCAATGCGACAACTGCTTTTATTTGCATGGTGATTGCTCCAATACCGCCTCAGTCATCTGCCAATACCTCCGGCGCTGGTTGCAAGCCCTCCATGAACTTGGCCCAGACTGCCAAAGCGCCTGTAATAAATGGGCCGTCATCTTGCTCACCGAAACGGATCTGGCGGACAAATTCCGCATTGCCGTGTTTTGTTTGGACATGGTCCGCGACCACGTTTCTAAGTTCTATCAATGTCATTTTCTTTATCCTTTATATGCGTAATAGATGCCCCAATTCCCGGATGGCCCGCTGGATGCCTTGGATCTCTACACCCATGTCATGCAGGCCGTGCGCGTCCTTGGCATGCAAGAACACCTCCGACATTTCCCAGCATACGGCTTCGCGCTTGCGCAGCGCTTCGATACGTTCTTTGATCATGCTACCTCATCCTTTTGATTGACAAACCGGTCATCCGTCTTCCCCGATATATTCCAACACCCACTTCAACGCCTTGATGTCTTTTTTGTATTGCTTGGCATCATCAGGGTGAACGTAACCATATGCTAAGTTGTGCTGCACCGTTTCCAATGTATCCTTTAGCCATGCGCGGACAATGCCATCTAGCTGGTTTACATCTATATCAATCATCATTGGCTTTGCCCCTTTAGATAGTCGGCGCGTTTTACGCCGTCTGCCGTTTGACGTTCGCCATAACTTAGCAGCCATTCAGCTACAGCAGCGCGTTCGATCTCCATGCCCTTACGGATGCCAGCTTCGACAAGGCGCATCCAGATGGTGTGGTCCCAGCCGCCTGAAGCATATATTTGTGCGTCACCGTTATCCTGCTTGCTGGATTGCTCGACGCAGATGGCGCGGGCAGCTTTGGTAATTTGTTCGTCAGTCATTTACTTGCTCCTTATCTAATGCGCGTCACGGTTGTAATGCGCGTCTTCCTATCTAACTTGCACCGGTAACAGCGATCATGCCTGATGCCGCACTGGCTGGTGTTACGGGAAATCCTGCGTGTGTCCGCAGGCGTTGGGGCTGGAAAAGTCTTTGACTCACCAACCGTCATTTCGATCAAACCGTATGTAGATGTCCTTCCAAAAGTCATAAAATCATCCTTAATCATTGTACCAATTTGCGTTTGCTGGTGGTCCGCTTTCATCATAAAGATTGCGCAGCACCTTCAGCCCACGGGTTTTTGTTTTATAGTCTGCCGTGCTGACCTCAATAACCTCATTGATCAGCCACGCTTCAACCATCTTTTCAACCGTTTCAGGCGGAATGCCCCAGCGGCTTGCAATCAATGTGACGGCATATCGACCATCGCGCTTTGCATGGTAATGGTTCGACCATGGGCGCTTGGATGTCCATGCCTCCTGCATGGCGTACAGGATTTCCT